TAGCCCTTTATCCATGATTTCGAGCAGGCGATTAGCTACCTTTGTGTAAACGTCGCTTTTTAAATTTGTTTCGTTTTTCATTGCTTATATTGTTTATTTGACTTTTATTTATTATCTTTGCCGTCGCTTTATAAGCTAATAAACTATTTGTTTATTTGACTTTTTGCTGCCGGCGAGCCTGAGAGGGTACACCGGCAGCGCGTTTTTTATTTACTTGATAAGTCGATGAATACCGTAACGATGTCGGATAAATCGACGATTTCAGCGTTAAATGCTGCCACTTGTTTAAATGTGCCGCCGCCAATTTTCACGAGATAAGCAACCCTTACGCTATTGTCTGTTACAACATGGTAGGCATCGGAGATTTTAAACCATTCCTTTACGTCCTCAACGGTGGCGAATTCCTCGTCTAACCATTTAATCAACCTATTATATAATTCAGTGTGTTCCATGATGGTTGTATTTATTTGTTATCTTTATAATGGTCAACAGTGTTAACGATTGCGATAATCAGACCGAGGGCAGCAACGAAACAGCCGGTTAAAGCTGATAGCCACGCAGTGAAGAGTTGTGCTGAGTTCGTAGCCAACGAGAAGTAAGTGGATGAGACGGCGACGAGTACGAAACCACCGAACAGGCAGACGAGAAGAGAAATAATATCGTCGCTGTGGATTGAATTAAATAAACGTTTCATAATTGATTTGCTTTATAAGTTAGTAAACTACCAACCGTTTAACGGTTGATTTCTGTATTACAAAGGTACGAAAATCTTTTGACCCCACAAAAAAAAGCAAGTAAAAATACAACTATTTTCTGCCAATTAACACTATTTAACCAACTAATATTCAGGAGATTAACCCACGCACAAAGATAACAGTGTATGACAGCGCAACAGGTATGATTATGTATTACAAACGGCATCGAGATAACCACGACCGGCAGCGGATCAAACAAGAAAACCGGCAAGAACTGCGATCATCGCAAACCATCAACATAACGCCGCCACTCATGGCAGCACTCGCCGCCACTGACGAGCAAAGGAGATAACACCGCCGGCAGTTTGGCAAGTAGCGATTTATTTCATATCTTTGCCAATAACGAAACGAATAAATAAATCGGCATCAAAATGAAATACACAAAAAAAGTTGATGAGTTAATAACGTTATATGCTCTGCATCCTGATGATGTATTTTTTGCTATCCTCGTAGCAGGTGGAGCGGGGCGGGCTGAGTCCGCTTTTTATGCTTACCACCCGGCAGGGCGAACAAGTGAGACAGCACTTGCAACACTCGCCACGAGCAAGGCGAAGGAGAAGCCGAATATTAATAGGTTGATTAATGCTTTGAAAGGTGAAGCCCTGAAACAGGTAAAGGAAGATTTAAACGGAGAGATGGAGGGGATGGACATCACAACCAAGGATGGCGTTATCGAGTTCCTCCAACGCCGCGTAAAGTCGACTATTGGCAAAGAGCAATTGGAAACCGTCAAACTAATTGCCGACCTAATGAGAATGAAACAAGAAGAAAACAAGGAGGAGGAGGAACGAGTCCACATCTATTTGCCGCAGTCATGCGCGAATTGTAAGTATAAATCTGCATTCGGCAAAGAACAATTGAAGCAATGAAAAATGACTTTATATTACTATGTATAACATTAAATATAAAACCAAAATTAACCCAAATGTTAAAAAAAATTCCGCCCCCACGCGAATGTGACGGGGACAGGGAGATAGATATCGCCTAACGTTAGCCAGTAAGCGTAGCCTACCCCACCCCCCCCCCCACATACGCCGTTATACAACACAGTCAGCATCCCTCAAAATTTTTTATTTTTTTATTTTTTTTACTCCAAAACCGCGTCAGACACCCTTCTCGCAGTACTTTGTTAGCTGGGCAACTTTTTTGCACACCCCTAAAATTCCACTATGTATATAAAAATGTACCTATTATGTATATATTAATGTATATAAATTAACGTATAATTATATGTATATCAATATATTACGTTAGTAGTGTATATAATGTATGATATATTGTCGTAAAAAAGAAAAATATAGTAAATTATATATAAAAGTTTTTTATCATACATTATATACATTATATACATTTTGCTTGATAATCAATGAGTTACAAAGCGATTTATATACATTTTATATACATGGATACTTTCCATTTTTTTATACACGCTTGATTATCAACATTTTATCTTGAAAATTTGCACGTAAAAACGACTACAAACGAAGAAACCAAAACCGCTAATACGTTTATTATCAATACTTTGTTATTTTCTTAATTATTCTTTGTTGTGTATATAACTTTAATTTTTTAGGTAAAAACTGCGAAATTATTGGTATTTTTGACTATATTTGCAACATCTAAAAGGCACATCCTATGGCAACAGCTTACAAACATCAGCAATTGTTAGACTTCGTATTTGCGAATATTGACAGAGACAAGCTTGCACAAGCAATGTCGCAAAAGAAGTCGAGTGAACGTACAGGCAGTTTTCAAGAGATTGCCATGGACGCGCTAAAACTTAGCCCTATTGGTGTATTTAATAATGATCCATACTATTTTACAGGCAAGGTCTATGAGAAAATGCCTTGGACAGAGTTTACTGCGTTTGTACAAGACATGATGCAATATGCAGGTCTGCCTGCAAAGGATAATGGTAAATATGGTACTATTAAGAACTACCTTTGCGCGACAGTTGCAGGCAAAGAACTGATTATAGACAACAATATTGTCGTTATGCGTAATGGTGTTTATTCATTCAACGATAATCAACTGCATAGTTTTAGCCCTGAGTTTATACAGACAACATACGTAGACTACGATTATGACTCTCACGAGTTTTGCCGCCAATGGCAAGATTTCTTAGACTTTGTTCTCCCTAATAAGAGACTACAAATGGTGCTGCAAGAGTTTTTAGGAGCGGCATTTATCAATAGAAACGACGAAAAAGTCAAGATAGAGTCTATGTTAGTGTTGTTAGGGCGTACAGGTGCCAATGGCAAGAGTGTAGTCTTTGAAACTGTCTTAGGTGTATTGGGAAAGCACAATGTCACTACATTTAGTCTCGACAACCTCGTTAAAGGCACTGAGAAGTTAAATAGTATTGCATCTATCAACGGCAAACGTCTTAATTACAGCTCAGAGGCGCGTTGTATTCAAATAGACAATACAAATGCTGATACTATTAAAACACTCATATCGGGAGAGCCTATTGTAGCAAGGCAACTCTATAAAGAGGCGTTTACAGCACACAATATACCGTTGTTGATGATGAATGCCAATAAAATGCCGCGTATTTTAGACCCATCAGCATCACTAAAACGCCGCATAATCATCATCCCGTTTGAAAAGCGTATCCCACTTGAACAACAAGACAAGGAAATGGCGCAACACTTAGTGCCTGAGTACTCAGGGATATTCAATTGGATTATAGAAGGTCGTCAACGCCTTATTAAAAACAAGTATAAATTCACTGTCTGCACTGAAATAAGCTCGTCAGTTGATGAATGGTATGCATCAGCGAATACTGCTGCACAATTTATGTGGTCAAAGGGATATGCACCAATTTTTGACTCATCTGTCAACACTTACAGGAAAGAAGTCCCTGCAAATACACTATACAAGAGATATGTTGCATGGTGTCAAGAACCGGGAACAGACCACACGTGTCAACCTGAAGATGTTAGGACGTTTGGGCGTATGCTTACAGACGAAGGCTATCAACGTACAAGAACATCAAAAGGCAATGTGTATTCAATCTACATTCCCGATGACACAGCAAGCCACTACAACAAAGTGAATAACAGCCCTGAAGAACAATGGCGTGAAAAGGTTGGCAAAGTCGTTATAAACGGCAGGAAACAATGCGCTGTCGGGTTTGAAGGCTTGGCTGCTATCTGTGGCATATCAATCAACACAGTTAAGAAACTGTTTAGAAACGGCGAGTTTGAGGGTATGTATCACACACAGGGACGTAGGAAGTATTTCCACCTTTCAGAGATAACTACAAAGTTGCATAAACTTGGTATAAAAAGAATAACGACATAATATGGCTAAGAAGATTAAAAATCAATATCATATAGGCAACTACATTTTGTGTATCGACAAAACGTCGAGCCACTCGTGGTTGCGCATACAATCTGTTTCTTCAACTTGGGTGTTGAGGTTTCGTGATGATGATGTTATGGCTGTCAAGTTACTTGATATGCTCAATGATAGTCAATACCACAGCATCTTAGAAGCACATATCAACATGATGTACACTATTTGTCACAATAGGTATGATAGTGACTTCATGATTGACTTTGCAAAGGCTCATATAGAGTTGTCAGAGCGTCAACAACGCTTAGAACCCGAATATTCTCAAGTAGAGTCTGACAAAGCAGTTGAAACAGAACTTAAACGTCTTGAAATCATGGGTAAAAAAGATATATAGAAATCATGGTATTTTTAAGATTAGGTTTGGTTACTCTTAATTTTGTTTTTAAGGTTTTGTTTTAAAAAGCACCCTCTCGTGATGAAAGGATGCTTTTTTCTGAACTCATAAACTCACATGGATATGTTGTAAATATAGTGAATTTTATGTATATTTGCATCGTCATTGTGAAATGATTTTATCGCTTAGTAATATGTGTTTTTTGTTTTGAGGTTTATCATATTTAATATTTCAACCTGATAATTTTGCTTCTAACGCTATGGCATTGCAAGTGCTGGAGCGTATTTTTTTGCTTGTTTTTCACTCGCTTATATTTGAATAGTTGCTTACCTTGCATTTTATGTCAAACTTTTTGCATTTTATGTCAAACTAAACAACAACAAACGTTAAGCCATAGTGATTTTTGGTGATTTTACCTTTATTGTGCCCAATAGTCTATATAATTCATAATGTTAATTATTGTATATTTAGGGGTGGAACTCTGGGAAACTTTCTCAAATGTTCTACCCCTTAAATATTAGAGAATTTTTATAAGTAAAAATAGAGTGTTTTAATGTACGTTATAATGTGCATTAAAAAAGTCCTTCTGCGTTACCCTTATTAGGTAATTTGACCTTGCCGTTTTTAGCTTCATAGGAAGACACTGCTAATTGCATAGCAGCTTCTATTACGTGCTTGATTTGGATATTCTCTTTGCGAGCGATAGCGCGTAGCTTCTCCATTAATTCGAGATTGGCAATAGTGCAGATGCGCACGTATTTTGGCTCGCTTGCATTCTCCTTTTGTTGCGATGTAGATTGAAACATCGAAGAGAATGACGATTGTAAATCTTTCTTACTTGCCATATTGATATATTAGATAATAAATATTACTTGTATGCTTAATATTACAATTGCTCGTGTTCAATAAATTCGTCAGCAAGGCTTTGGTAATCCTTCGCTCCGTTGCTTTGTGGTGCGTACGCAGTGATTGATGCCGACATTGACGGTGCTTCTGCGATAGCGATATTCTCGCGTATGTGTGATGAATATACGTAGTATCTTCCCGATGTACGCAAAGTGCTTTCAACAACCCTATTGAGGTTGCGGCTATTCCAACGAGTGATTACAACACCACTGATACGCAACTTCTCATTGAGGTGTTCGCGCACCATATCTATGGATTGAGAGATTAGTTCAAGCCCGCGGAAAGGCAGCGTTTCTGCTGTCATGGGGATTAACACGGCTTCTGCTGCAACAAAGGCGTTGATTGTGAGCAAGCCCAATGCCGGTGAACAATCCAACAAGATAATATCGAAGTCTTTCAAGTGGGGTTTGAGTAAGTCTTTCAAAACAGACTCGCGTGAGATACGTGATGACAACTCCATTTCGATTGAAGCCATTTCGATTGATGAACCTACAAGGCTCAGGTTGGGAGTTGAAGGGACAGGAACAATGGGGAGCTGACCGCGTTTAACTCGCATTGCCGAATAGATTGAAATTTCTACCGAAGGCTCGATTTGCAACAATGAAGTTGTAAGGTTGGCTTGTGCGTCAAGGTCAACAAGCAATACTCTGTATCCGCGATTAGCAAGGATTGTGCCAAGCGATGCCGTTGTGGTCGTTTTGCCGACACCGCCTTTTTGGTTGGCGATTGCAAAAATTTTTGACATGGTTTTTAAGTTTATTTGGTTTGGTATGCAAATATAGTAATAATAGTAATATCGCGCATACTAATAATATAAACATACTATGTAATTAGTAATATTTAACGCAATAGCATACTAATAATAGAAAACATACCGATATAGATATCTATACCGATATGTTTCTTACTAACTTATAAACCAATGAAAAAACAAAACGTCTCACAACGTTACAGTGCAATTTTAATAAATAATCCTATATTGCAAAGATATAAATTTATTCTATAACAGGGATAGCAATACAACAACAATTTGGGTGATAAGGCGGCAAATCTGAAGTGTCGTGATGCCAACCAACTTCATTGTCGCACATAGTGCATGGATAAGAAGAGCCGCGCATAACGTACCAACCAAACGCATTATCATTTGCTAAATAGAGCTTTCTCATTACGCCACGCGCAACAGTATATGATGCAAGTGTCGATATTGCCGTTGTCATTGATGTTGACACGCCACGCCCATATGACGGTATAACTATCGGTAAACCTTCACGCATAGCTTCTTTGACTACCTCGTTCAAATAAGGGTGGTCGAGAGTTGCTTTAATATCTTTAGTTGCATCATCTTGTGCGGCTCTTGCGAATAGCTCTGCTGCAATCATAATTTCCATTTCACGAGCCAATCTGTCAGCGTATATGTTGATACGCTCATCAAACGTCAATCCCGCTACCTCGCCGAATACAATTTGCTCCAATTCATCTTGCTCATCTTCGGTACAATCTTCGTAAACGTACTCTTCTATTTGTTGCCGGATAAGCGCGAGTAATTGGTGAATTGTTGTTATAAGATAACTGCGAAACTTAGGGTGCTTATGTCTGAGAATTTTAACGGCTGTGAGTTTGTGTGTAAAGGCATATTGTACAGCACCATCCACCAAACGCCCAACTATCTGACGGACGGCACTGACAATATTCCTTTGCAACGCAAGACGAGCCAAAACATAAGCCTTGGCTGTATCTATTGCGTCTTGTTTCGGTTTTTTACTGTCACTCATTGCTTACTTGCTGGGCTTGTTTCGCTGCAATCTGTGACAATAAGTCTGCCGATTGTTCTTCTTTCATCTCTCGCATAATGCGGTCAAATTCATTATTCTTATCGTAGGTTGTCTGTTCCGAAGCAGTCTCCTTTGAGAGAATATTGGCGTTGACCGCACTAACGAGATTATTGATGAGTTCCGCTGTGTTTTGGTGGACATAAGGCACGATGTATGACAAGATATTGAGGTTTTGCATCTGCGTGAATTTGCCTGTTTCAATACCGTAGCCATACAAGAATAGTTCTTTGAGTTCATCGATCACATGGTCGTACTCTTTTGCGTCGAGCAACGCGCGTTCAAGCGACGGAGAATAGATGAGTTTAATGGCAACACCGGGTAAGTCGCCCGACTTGACCTCAGGGGGCATCACAATGAATGCACCCATGAAAATCATTTTAAGTAGGGTGTTGATTTGTAGCTCAAATGCTGTTGTGCCATTCTCGCGACTGAGGAAACTTGCATCATCATCTTGCCCCATTGTGATAGCTTTGACAGCACCATACATATCGCCTTGTATCTCGATATCCTCACCTTTGAGTATCATAATCGGGAAGGCGTATGCCATATTGTTTTGGCAAAGGTGTGAAATGGCAAGTTCATATTTGTCGATTGCATCTTGGACAGGAGACCAACAAGCACCAATCTCGTCACGATGATATATTACAGGAATTGAGCCAAACCCATGTAATTCCTCGCTGACAAGGGTGTAGCCTTCAAGGTGAAACCATGATTTGATTTTATTGTATGTCCCCTTTAAACCCTTCATATCCATGCGATATGTGCGAAGGTATTGATTGTCCCAAATTTCAACCCATGACACTTTCTCTGACGAGTCTTCATCATAGTCGTAGTAATGACGGGCAAGTCCGTCTAATTTTCCCGTTATACTGTCGTAATGCGGGAATAAAGTATCGCCGTTGAGGAAAGATAAAACCTTTGAATAAACCTTGCCTTCGTGCATATACAGCACCATTGCGGCATCACCTGTAATCTTGACGGATTTAAAGAAGTCGTATAGTTTAATGTCTATATTCTTATCGAGCCAACCCTTTTGGAACTCTAAGAATAATTGATTTTCCTCGTCACTAACAGTCTTGCTGTTGGTAAGCTCATGACGAATATCATTACCACAAAGGTGGACGAGCTGCTGCGCTGTGATTATCATTTGCAGCGGGAAGCAAGCACGAAATACACTCTCTTTGAAATACTGTTTGGTATTCTCGTCATACTTCACCTTATCAGGGTAATACTCTTTTGAGTTAATTTTATGCCCTGTCGGGTAATATTCTCTCAGAAAGTCCGATTGTGTTACAACATCGTATAACATCTTTTCGGGCATATACAGGGGCTTGCGCGGGTCTCGCACAGTGCGCTGTTGAGTGAAATAATCGGGACGTATCCTTGTGAAAGGTGGTCTCGTTAAAGTATCTGCTATCATAATAATCCTAATCCCTTAAAGTGTCTATTACGTTTTTTAATGTCGAATATTTTAATCATTAGTAACCCTTCCATGAAGTCGGGCGAGTGTCCTACCAATCGTTTCATGATTACTTTTTTGATAATTTTCCAACCGTGTCCGTCGTCATTATCATCTTGGCGAATAGCCTTGCGCTCCCTATTCAAGATTTGAGCCAATGGCGTATTCTCATACCCCCTACCGCTATATTTGCGTTTAAGCAATTCAGGGTTGATTGAGTATTCGCCATTGATAATGTCGCGGGCAAATAGATAAGCGGCTTGTGATTTTAAGTCATGATATACGTTTTTGTATTTATCATCAACCGCCTCAGTATTACAAAATGGCAATGCGCGTGGGAAAAAGCCTTTGAGCGTCTGCCCCAAACCATTAAGATCGTAGGTGAAATTCTCCTCACGCACACCCCACTCTTCGAGTTTTGCCTTGATTACATTCACCGTACTACGTGAGTCTAATCGGCTAACAAATAAGTCCTCTACATGATGTCCAACAATAAGCCAAAGCACACAAGCATCGCCACCGTCAAAAGCAACGTCACATGAACAGCGTCTTACGCCGTCACCAACTTGCACAGAGTTGTTGAAAAACGCCTCTAAGTGAGATTGCTTAATAAAATCATCGCCAACATCTTTGTACTTCCAATTACCTTCGAGGTCACGAGCGCGTTGCTCCTCTGATTGGTTAGCCAAGTTTGCCAAATAAGTCGGGTCGGAAGCTAAGAGTTTAACGTTGTCATGCAATTTTGCTTCGACAAAGGCAACTGATTTAATAAACAAATCTTGTGGTTCACCATATACGCTATACTCAGGAAGCCAATATCGGTCGATAATGCTGTGGCATTGCTCGTACACTTCGTTGCGAGTGTTACCCCAATAAATAGAGTCAACACTATCGCCGTCCATGAAGCAGTAACGCACAACGCTATCGCGTTCGGCAATTGGCAGACCGTCTTCGCCAATCCACCAATCAATGAATTTTGCAACCCAACTATCTGGGTCAGGGTTACACGTACCAAAAAATCTGTTGCGAATACCAAAAGCGTTACGATTACAAGTAATCAAATATTTGAACTTTAAGTATTCCATATGTGTTATTTCATCGACACCGATGTACGAAAACTGACGACCTTGAAAGCGTTTTTTAAATTCGTCGTAAGAGTCAGCGTGATACGAGAAGCGTAGAAAGCCGCCGCGATTAAACACCCAACGTTGGTCTGTCTTCGAGCGCAATCGTTCTCCAAACTCGCCAAATATTTGGTCGGACGTTTCTGCAATATCAGATAAGTCCTCAATCTCATTACGAAGTATTAGCGCACGAAAATTGGGGTTATTCATGTCATACGCAGCTTCGAGTAACAACGAGAATGTTTTAGACCCACCACGACAGCCACCGCCAATTGTAATGTCGGCTGCGGATTTAAGCATATTTTCCTGCCCACCTTTTTGGGCAAAGATGGATTTGCTCGCAGGATGTTTGTTTGCGATTTTGCGGATTTTACATAAATCCTTGTAGCTCAAATGTGTTGATGTGTCTATCATTCGTATTGGGTGCGTGGCAGTTTTAAACCGCCAAATAAGATATTTTGGACAAAAATAAAGATTTTAAGTCGAAAAACATTACTTTTTTACCAAAATATTTTTCTAAATAGACACAAAACTATTATATTTGCGGCAAAATAGGTAGATAATCAAGAGAGGTTATCTAATAATATGAAGAACACACTTTTTTGGTTTGTATGGAAAAAGAAAAAATCTTATCCACTATTACTGAACAACTCGGAACGACCGGGCTGTCAGCAAAAACAATCGGCGACTATGTTGACGCTAATTTACCCGCGGAGGGTGTAGAGCCTGACGATGCTTATTTCAGTAAGCACACGACTTTCCTAAAGTCTTTGTCAGGTAATTTCAATCATGATGTTGCAGCACAGGTTGATACATTCAAGAAAAACTACAAGCCCGAACCGGCACCACAGCCAACAGTCGTTACGCCAACCAACCCACAGGGCGACGATACAGAGCTCCAAGGGTTGAAAAAAGAATTAGCCGAATTGAAAACAATGCTATCTGAAAAACAGAGCCAAGAGAAGCAATCGGCTATCTACAAGGAAGTAAGAGAGAAGATGCTTGAAAAACACGCGGACGACACTTACGTACTTGATAAGACACTTCAGGGTGTGACTTTCGACGCCAAAAAATCAACGGATGAAATTGTTAAAGAACAGCTCGAACGCTACGACAAAGAGTTGACCGCGTGCCGTGGTAATGGTGCGAAACCTCGTATCACAACGAACAATCCCGGTAAAACAAGCAGCGCCGTTGATACGTTTTTTGCTCGGAAGAAAGCCCGCGAAGGATGGGGTCAGGAAAAATAACTATTACATTAACTAACGTAAAACATTAACAGCAATGGCTAACTTAGGTAACACATTTGATGTTCATGAGTTTAGTGTAGGTCATGCACGGAAGGTATGGCGCGAAACACGTCATCGCTACCCCGGTGGTGGTCTCATATCTAATGTTGCTGATTGGGTAGACGCGAAGGTTATCCCCGCCGGTACTCCCGCAATCTTTGATATGGAGGCAAAAACCATTAAAGCCTTCACTAAAAATGAAATCACCGAGGCTGAAACATTCGCAGATCTCGGTGCCAACGGCTACATTCAGGAAGACTTGCCGATTAAAGATGGCAAAACCATCGGTTCTGCCACCGTTGTATATGACGGTGAGTTGTATGGCTATATGCTCGATGCTGACGTATTGGCAGCAATTAACGCAGCAGGTGGCATCGCACAGGTAACTATTGTTTATTAACCCTTAAAGATTTAAAACTATGGCAGCAAACACACTTCCCGTTGATTTGTATCAAGTGATGGCTTTGGGTCTTGGGGGTGAAACATTCCAAGAGTTCATCGACCACTACAATGAAAAATACGACAAACTCGAAATCGACGGCTTCGAATTTGAGCCAACTCGTGTCAGCTATACATTTGCACAAATCATAGCAAGCACCGGCGCAACAACTTTGCCCGCTTACGTTGACCCTGAGTCTCCCGGTTACGAGGCAGCTCTCCGTGAAGTTCAAGGTCGTACAGGCAACATTCCTACCTTAAAGAAATTCTACCGCCTCAACCGCACAACAGTGCGCGAACAACTTCAACTTATTCAAAAGTTGGGTGGTGTTTCGCAAGGTATGGAGGATGTCTTCATGAATTTGCTCGATGAAGGCTCTGAAGGTTTGATTAAGTCTTACCTCAATGCGCTCACTCATCAACGTCACCAAATCGTTTCGACAGGTAAGTTTATTATCGACGAAACCAACAACCCGCGTGGTCTCCGAGGTATTACAATCAACTTCGGCATCAAAGACTCCCACTTTGACAACCTCACAGGCAATAAGCGTTGGTGGACTAAAGAAGACCACACCACCGAGAACGAAGGTAGCGACTCAGACCCGATTGAATACATCAAAAACCGTGTCAAAGCAATCCGCCGAACATACCACTATTATGGTGCAATTCGCTTGGAATTAACGCAAGATTTGCTTGACGACCTTTTGACCCATTCAAAGGTTCTTAGCCGTATTGGTAAGGCTCTCTATCCTAATGCGTCAGCAGAGAATGCTCTCGACAATGCTCGCAACCAAACAGACGAAGCACTTTTGGCAATGCTGAAGAAACTCGTCAGGGTTGACGAAATCGTTGGTCGCGACAGCTACGCATACGTTGACAAACCCGGCAAAGACGCTGACGGCGTACCCGACTTGATTACCTCACAAGTTGAAAACTTCAAGAAGGAAAACATCGCATTTGTCCCTGTTGGCAAGATTGGCGGTATTCAAGGTGTTGAGCCTCTCGACCTCGGTTACAAAGCTGAAGACATCGGCTCATTCCATGATGGTCGCTTGAAGCTCTATCAACGAGTTAATCAAGAAACCCACTCTCTGTATATCGAGTCGGAAGCCGCACAACTCTGCGTACCCTCAGCAATCGAGCAAATGTTCATCAGTACGGTAACTGTCTAACAATAAGCTCCACATATCATGAGTTCTGAAGCCATTACAATGCAGGAATATCTCAAAGGTGTAACAGCCTACGATATTGCAGATAGCGCGTTGGTGACAATAAGCGTTAAGCGCGGATTTGATTTACTAACACCCTTCGAGGAAATCAAGAACTTGCCTGATAACGAAGGCTTGAAATTGATTGACCTTGCCACAGCAGACCTCTATATGTGGTGTGCATCGACACCTTCGACGCGCAACGACACAGAGGACTCCGATGGCGGTTGGAAACACAAACAGGGTGGTTGGCAAACGAGCGCATACGATAAACGTCAGCTTCGCGCAATGGCTAAAGAATTATATGAGAAGTGGGGTGAGACTATCACTAAGGCATCAACTGTACGAATTGTTAACTTTTAAGCTATGTCAGGCATCAACAATCCTCGCTTCCCGCATACTTGCGCAATCTATCGTTTGGTGGGTGTAACAAACCTCAATGACGGTGAGAAAAGTGTATTGTACGAGGGTGAATGCCGCAAGGAGTCTTCGACAAACTTGCGCACATTCAAGACTAATAATGTCATCAAAGCTGACTATCGCGTAGCCTTACCAATCAAAGGCAAATGCGATATCAAAGCAGGCGATTTTGTTGATGTAACTGACTTTAGCGGGGCTTACACCGGATGCTTAATCGCAGAAGTGTATCCGTCAAACCTCGGCACAAGCATATATTTCAACCTATCAAAGACATGAAAGATAACGCTGCATTATTCGATAAAGGCATGGCAAAAGCCGCCAAGCTCATTAGTCAACATCTTAGCAAGATGCTGTCCGAAGCAGCTGACGGTTTAGTTGCCGATGCACTTGAACGCAGAATATATTCAGGTCATAACATGACAGGCAATACAGCTACATCATACGCTGCGGGGGTATATGTGAATGGCTCGCTACAAAAGGTTCATAGAGATGGCAGAATGAAACCGCTCCAACGAAAACTGACGGTAGGACAAAAATTCTCCGTAGGGCGCGAGCGTTGGGATGGTGATGTTCAGGAAATGACTTTTACCGCGGGGGTTCAAACAGACGGAGATTACGGATATAACTCAGTAAAAGATTGGCTGCAAGGTTTAATCCCCATAAAAGACGGCTTCCAAATATGCGTAATGTCAGGAGTTGAATACGCATTATTCCAAGAGAGAGAATGTGATATCGACGTGTTAACAAGTACTTTCATGGAAGCACCTGCAATTATACAATCGTACATTAGACCAATTGAGTAATGGCACTATCGTTTAATCGCAAAGCAATTTTGGCAGACTTGCAACAAGTCTTTACCGATGTCGTAGACACGATAATTTTCACTGACAGGACAGAAATCTCTCCGTCACAAGTGGATAAATTCGCAGTTATACGACTACCGCAAGGCATACGCACAGCAAGCTCTATCCGTAACGAAACATACGCGCAAATAGTCTTATTCGCCCGCAACAAAGAATACGGATACGAAGACACCAAAACGCTCGATGAGATGGAGCAATTAGCATTGGCTAAATTCCCAATCTCCACAGATTTGCTCACAGGCTTATCTCCGCGATTGATGAATGGAGGCAACGACTCATTAGGTTTCCACTCAGTGATAATTCAGTTTAAGATAACAATAAGAAAATATTAAAACGTAATATAGCAATGGCAGCAATTACAATCACCTCTAAGTTGGCTGACCTTGATGTCATCTTCAATAAGCTCACCAACGTATATTTCAGCAAGACTGAAAACTTGACGCCTAAAACTATCGAGTCATTCGATGTTGAGTTCCCCGTCCTCTCTGACGGTGTGACCTTCGACACGGGCGCACCCGACATCACTCGCGTTAAGCTCACCACAGGTAGCACATGGACTTCACTTGCCGATGCAGGCGATGCTGATATCCAATTCCAAGTTGCGTCTATCGCCAACGTAATCAACGCAATCTTCCTCAACAAAGTCACCGAGACTGCAGAGGCAATGGAGAATACTTTGGAAGGTGTCACCTATGAAGGCTTCGGCTACGACCTCGAACCTAAGAAGGTTACAGGTTCACTCTTACTTGTCAGCGAAGACAAGGAGACCGCAGTGTTGCTCACTAAGGTGGAAGGCTACGGCTCGCTCATCAGCGAACAAGGCAAGCCCGCTTACTTCAACACTCAGTGGACTCCACTCAAAGACAACGGCGTTGCCCTCTACATCTTGCAGAAAAAAGCAGCGTAGGATAGTGTGATATTATATATACTCAGCGGTGGCGCGGCTTCAAATGCCACGTCACCGTTTTCTATTAATTAGCCCAACACAATATGGAACTACCCAACGAAAATGACGAGAGACTTCTCAGTCAGCTAATAGAAGACGAACCCACAGAGATTACCTTCAGAGGGCGCAAACGCAAACTCGGTTGGATACGTCGCGGCACAATCCGCAAGATAAGCCACATCATGGCGCAAGAAGACAATGACGACAAGGCAACTTGTCAAGCTGTCGCAGCTATCCTGCTCAACGGCTATTGGAAAATCAAATTTCTATGGTGGCTTAAATGGCGTTGGTATTACTACATCTACCAAGTAGGTGATGACGAATTGAAGGATATTTTGGCAGAAGCTAAAAAAAAAATTCCTGTGAAAGACTATTATCTTGCTACCATATTCTTGACCGCGATAAGGGACACGACGATGCAGATGACGAAGCAAGAAGTAGTCAATATCCGTCAAGAACAGTCTGGGGGCAAAGCTGGGAATTAACCAAAGAACGGCAATGGCTTGCGGAACCAATGCGAATACTCGGCATTACTGTAACGCCCCCAATGTACGGCTTGAATTGGCTGCTCTCGGCGGCACAAGTTGAATTGCTCGCGATTGACACTTGCATATTAGTGACTAATTCAAAACGCAAAGATGGTGGCGATAAAGACAGAGGTAAAAAATCCAAGACTTTTAGTTCTCCATCACTCAGCAAAATTGAAGAAGTCACAAGGCGTTGGAAAGCGAAATATGAAGGTCATGAAAATGAAAAAATTCCATTCAAAGACATCTTTTAGACATGGCTAACTTAGGTGATTTATATTTCAACATACTTCTGAAGGACGAAACAGCCGCACAGAAGAACCACATAAAACAGCAATTGCTGAGAGACCTCAATGCGGAGATTGCAGTCAAACTCAAAGACCCGCAATCTCTCATTAGGGATATTCAGACATTGTTGAAAGCGAACACGTTTATTGCAAGTATCGGCACGCAACTCAATACGCAGCAGTTGCAAACCGCAATCAACAATACACAATACACGGCGCACATTACAGCAATTGCTACGGAGTTGGCTGAAAGCATTACAAAGGCTATCGGTACAAAGAAATACCCTATCTCCACAGCAATTGACGCAACTGTGTTAGGTCAGCAATTGACGAACATACTCACCACAAAGGGATATAAGGTTAATGCAACAGCCAATGTCGCAGAGTTATCAAATAGTATCAAAATGGCTATTGACGGGGTTAAGCATACGCTCAAACTCACCGTTGATGTACCTACGTTGTCGCAACAGCTTCAACAAATTCTACAAACAAACTCTAAGCTAAAAGTCACCTTTGACAAGTCTGATATTCGCAACGACATACAAACAACATTGGGGCAAAACCCATTCAAAATCAACATCGTTGTAGACAAGGCATCAGCTACGCAAGCGGTGCAAATGGCTTTGCAACAAGCTGTGTCTTGGAACGGCAAATACACAAAAAGCGATTTATTAGCTGAGAAGGCGAAGACAGAGCAAGCCATGCAACGTTATCGCGATGCACAAGCCGCACTTCAAAAAGTCAGGGCGGCACACGTGCAAGCTCGCGACGCAGCTAATGAACACACGGGCGCAAGTATTCGTTTACATAGTGCATTGGGTTCTAATATCAGCGTTGCAGGGCAACTCAAAGACCAATTCTTATCGCTTTATTCCGTATATGCGGCAGAGCAATTCTTAAGCAAAGTTGTCGACATCGGTGGTGAATTGGAACACCAACGCCTCGCGCTTGATGCTATCCTAAAAGACAAAGGCAAGACACAAGACTTGTTCAGCGAAATTCGCTCATTGGCATTGAAATCACCGTTTGGTGTAATGGACTTGAACCAATACGCCAAGCAGCTCTCTGCATTCACTGTACCTTACAACGAATTGTACGACACAATGAAACGCCTTGCCGATATATCAGCAGGTACGGGTGTGGATATGCAACGCCTCATCCTCGCTTATGGCAAGACTAAAAACCGCACGTTCCTTGACGGTCTTGAAGCAAAACAATTCGCCTACGCCAACATTCCTATCTACGACAAGTTATCTAAAAAACTCACCGAGTTGGAAGGCAAATTTGTCAGCGTTGCCGAAGTAATGAAACGTATCTCCAAAAAGCAAATTTCATTCGACATGGTAAAAGATGTCTTGTGGGATTTAACTGACGAAGGTGGTATGTTCAACAATATGCAAGAGGTCTTATCAGGCTCGGTAAAGACACGTTGGAAACTTGTAAAGGATGCACTCGACTTGATGTATGGTGACTTAGCAGAGTCACTTTCAACGCCATTAAAGGGCGTTGCCGATATCCTCATCTCACTTACAAAGAATTGGGGCAAGGTTGCAGCTGCAATGGTAGTTGCGGCAGGTACTTATGGTGTCGTTAAGGCTGCAAGCTATTTACTTACTAAAGGTTTAATGGCAGAAGCCACAGCCACAGGCACGGAGATCGCAGCAACAAAACGCTCTGAGGCGGCAAAGATAAGGCTTGCGGCTACGTATCGCCAACTAACAGCCGTAGAACGATACCAACTCACCAATTCAAAAAAACAAATAGTCTACGATATTCAAGCGGCAATTACAAGTGGCGCACTCACTAAAGAAAAAGCGTTGCAGTTAATTGCAATGAGAAAGCTCTCAACGCAACAAGCTAAATATCTAGTAGACATCAAGATGATTACCGAAGCAGAGCGTCTGCAAGCAGCATCGGCTAATCGTTGGAGAATTGCATGGGTACAATTTAGCAATGCAATGCGCGATGCACGGGCAAGTGTTGCTAAAGCACTACCTTCACTTGCATGGTTCGCAGGCATTACACTTGCGGTTGAAGCCTTCATGAAGTACAAAGAAAAGGTTAAAGAAGCCAAAGAGGAAACTGAAAATCTACGTCAAAAAGCCAACGAAACATTTAAGAATTTAGGTGAGAGCTTAACAACTAACTCACTTGAAAACTTGCCAAGCATGACGCGCGAACAAATCCGCGCAGCCATTGACGAGATGGTACAAACTATTAAGGATTACCACCCCGCAGCAGGCAATGTACTTGAAAGTATCTTTGGAGACACAAGTGGCACAAAGGATTTGATTACCCAATTCAAAGAACTCCACCAAGCTATACTTGATTTGTACGAAGCGCAACGCATTGTTGCTCAAAACGCCGAGTTGCCAATGAACGCCAACGACAAAACTGACGGTTGGTTTGATGACTCGTTGGTTGAGAACATCAACGATTATTCTGCGGCAATGGCGGAGATGAAAAAGGCAGAGGAAGATGCGGTATCGGAAGGTATTTCCTTGCAAGACTTGCTCCAAAAGATTGCCGATAAATACCCTGAATTTAAGGAGAAGGCACAAGGTAAATCTTTGTCTGAGCAACTGAATATACTTAGACAATTCTATCGTACGCTTTCAGCATCATCGGATAAGGTATTTTCACCATTGTATAAAATGGTTGCCGAGTCAAAGGTGCTGTTTGACTATATAGATAAATCAAAAAACGCTTTCGAGGATTTTGACAAATTAGCCCCCGATATCACTACGTGGGTAAACTATGTCAAATCTACGTTATCGCAACAAGGCTTTGACTTCGTGAAAGGTCTCACAGGCGCACAAGAGCAAGCTGTCCGCACATTGGTAAAAACACTTGTTGACAGTGCAAAAGAAGCATCTCCCGAAATCCGTGCCGAGATTGAAAAGCAGTTGCTCGAAAAATTCAACATTAGCGTTTCGGTTGACTTTGAGGGTTCTGAAAAAGCTATCGAACAATGGAAGGAACGTCTCAAACAAAGTCTGCAAGGCAAATACGATACCGTAGTCAATGCAGCAGCAGACTATGCGTCAGTTATCGACTCTGTGCGCAAAGCGCACAAAGAAGCCAAGGAAGAAGCGGAGAAGTTGAAGCCTGTATTAATCAAGGCGGGTATTTCGTTTACCCCCGGTAAAAAGATTACAGGTCTTAGCGTCATGACGCCGCGCAATCAGGAAATTGCCGAACAATACAACGAGTATATCGACAAGATTGACGCAGCCGTTGCCGGTGCAAACACCGAAGGGTTTAGCCTTGAAACCGAGAAGCAACAACGCGCAGCAGCAAAGCAAGCAGAAAGCGCACTCACCAAGCGTTTAAAGGAGCGTTTGTCGTTGCTTAAATCGGCTTATTCTGAGTATCAACGTTGGACTGAACTCGTTGGCAAAGACGCGGCATTGCAGAAACTTAAAGAGAGCAATGTTTATTCCGCTCTGTTCTCCGACAAAAATTTCAACATCGAAGAACTTCGCACCAACATCGTCAGCATTGTAAAACAAGCAAAAGCCGCGTTAAAAGACACATCGGCTCAATCCTTCGCGCGTCAAGGTGAAGAGGAATTGCTGAAATTCGATTATGACGAGACAAAGAAGCAACTTGACGAGACCAAACAAGCCATCGAGAAATTCGTATCAGATACAACAGACCAATGGGGGTTGTACTACGATATTCTCAACAAGACAGGCAACAAAAGCTATGCCAAACTCGCGTTCTCCAAAACGGGTATATGGGATGAAACAGCAAAAACAATGCGTGATAAGCTGGAACAAGAAATGTCTAAGTTCAACATTGGCGACAAGATTATCAATTGGGATATGGATAGCGCAGAGGCAAAGGCGTTTTTCAACAACAACGAGGCTCTGCTAAAGTTGTATCAAGAAATCCAAAAGCAAATCAGAGCCAATGCGCGTACCATGCTCACCGAGGGTGCAACAGCTATCGCTTCGCAATACGACAAGGAGGAACAAATCAAAGTATTGGAACAGCAAATACAAACCATTCGCGACCAATACAAAGACGAGTCAATACTCCCTGAAGGCGAGGAGGCTCGCATCCAACAAATTCAAAGTCAAATTGACGAGTTGAAAAGCGATTTATTCTCACTCTCACCACTTTATCAACAAATCTTTGGCTCAATGAAATATCAAGATTGGGGCGCAGTGAACAAGTCGGCAAATCGAGCCAAAGAACTCGTCAAGAACGCGGTTGGTAAAAATTTTAAGAATGGCAAGCCTTCTATTTATAGGTCATTCTATATGGACGGCAATGAGAAAAAAGAAGTTACTCTTACTGAGTCCTTACTTAAAAAGTTGCGCGACTCTCTTGACGGTTTCTTTGACACCAAGGTCGAGAAAAATCCATTTAGTACATTATTTAGCTCTATTGACAACCTAAAGAAGCTCTACAAGAGTACCGAGAAGGATGTAGATAAGGGTAAGGCTTGGCGCGAGGTCGGAGCATCGTTTGCCGCTTGTGCTGAACAAATCGCTCAAATCTCAAATTCATTTCAAGAAATGTTTGAGGTATTGGGTGATGAGAGTGCGGCAAAGGCAATGGAAACAGTATCATTTGTCGCAGAGGGTGCAGCAGCAATCGTACAAGGCTTTGCTTCAGGAGGCGTGTATGGCGGTATTGCGGCGGCAGTGACAGTGGCAGTGAATGGTTTAACAAAGATATTTAGCGCACATCAGGCGGTACTTGAAAAACTAATCAAGCAATCAGAGCAACGTGTTGCTCAAATCGAAATGATAAGCGATGCAATTGACAGATTGCTTGAACGCTCGCTTGCGAATTACACCACAATCAGACCGGCAAGTTTGGATGATGATATTGCAAAGCTGGCGGAATATACAGACCGCCTCAAAGAACTTGACGATGCTATTGCCAAAGGTTATCACCCATCAGTCGGTGATACTGAGCGCAGTGATATTGAGGCAAATATTGCCAGATACACAGAACGCATCAAGGCTTACCAATCAGGAGGTATATACGCTTATCAACGCCAACTATTGCAAGATGAACTTGACGAGAAAAAGGCTCAACTTGCGGCATTAGAAAAAGAGAAAGGCGACAAGACGGACGAAATCAATGAAGTCACAGCGGATATTGAAGAACTCGAAGACCAAATCATAGATTACGCCGAAGAGACAGCTGACTCTCTGTATGGTATCAATCTCAAAGATTGGGCAAGCCAAATTGGCGACGCTTTGTTAGATGCTTGGCAAAAGGGTGAGGACGGAGCAAGGGCTTTCAATGATACCGTTGCTGACATCATGAGCGATGTTGTAAGCAATGTTTTAAAGTTGGGCGTAATCCAACCCGCGCTTGAAAAACTGCAAACGATGTTGTTCGGTGAGGATGGTATGAGTGGTATGTTTGGCAAAGACTTCGCACTTGACGAGACGGAGATTAAGACGATTGCAGACTACTTGATTGGTATTAGAGACAAAACAGATGCTTATTATGAATACCTCGACCAAATCGAGGATTACATGAAAAAGAATTATGGCATATCCCTCAAAGATGATGACTCGTCAGGTATGACTAAATCCATTCAAGGCGTAACTGAGGAAACGGCTGATTTGCTCGCAAGCTACATTAATGCAATTCGCGCAGATGTATCTGTTAAACGTGAGTATATCCGTCAGATTGTCGAAGATTATATGCCGCGTTTCTCTGTTATTGTCGAAGCACAGTTGCGCCAACTTGAAGCAATCGCTATCAACACAGAGAATAATGCCAAAGCCGCCGAGGAAATCAAAGATTTGCTTTCAAGCAATATCACAACAGGTAAAGGATTTAAAATCGCATAAAATATTCGTTATGGACATCACACAATTAAACAACGAATTACGTCAACAAGCCATCAACCTCTCTGCTTGTCAGAAGGGGTTGGCGGATTGGCGTGACGATAAATCGCTCATAGGACTGATACAGCTATTCAAGCGCAACTCACAATTCTGTTTGTACAAAGGTTATCCGTCAAGTGATATGGTATTCGATAACTTCAACAGAACTCTGTTAAGGCTACATGGTGTCTTCGTTGATGACGATAACATCAATGAGCAAATCGACAACGGGACGTATGTATTTCGCAATTCAACAGCCAATTTGGATATTAAACAATTCCAAGCAGTGGCGGTTAAAACATCAGCAAGTACGCTCGATATTCATGTATCGTCATTTGCGTCATTAACGCTGTCAATCTACAATGGCGGCAAATATACAGTCAACACCGATGTCGCGGCAAGGGCTGTCGTATTCGATTATTCGGACGGTATGGCTGATATAATCGCAAATGACAAGGTTAAAATTTTCAGAAAAAAGTTGACATTATGACGAATATATTGGCATAATTGGCTATATTTGTCAATATCATAACTAACACGTGAAAAGCACATGAACACATCTGATATCCTGTTTCAAAAACCTACTGAAGCATCTGCGCATAATGCTATGGTCGAATGGCAGATAGGCTGCACATCGTTTCCGTTTCAGTTGATTGGGAACATAAAAGATTTATCAAATCGCGACTTTGCCAACGAGGATGGAGAAGACACCTATTTCCCTCTAAAACTCACACAAAAAGCATTTGACATTGACCTCGAATTGGCTTACAAGGGTTCGATAGGGGAAATCTGTGCCAACTTAACTTCGTTTATTCAATACCTGACAGGTACAGACACAGATGAAGGCTCAGGTACAGAGTTGTGTATCTACGACAACAACAGCGGCAAAGGCTACGCAGGGTGTTATCTTAAAAGTTCAAGTGATGACGACTTCAACAAATCAAATTGCGATGAAGTTATGCCGTTCAAACTAACCTTTCGCGTGACTAAACCAAGTAGTGTGGTTCAACTTAACAACAATTCAATTATTACTGATTAGTTATGTGGAAGGTATATAATGCTGACGGCACAATTGTAAGGTGTGAAGTTGGCTCGTTGGAATACAATGGTACGTGGATGGGCGAATGCTATGTCACCACAACGATAAAATCCCCCACCCCAATTGCTTTTGAGATTGGCGACTATTTGGAATACCGCAATGAGCGGTTTGAAATAAACTATGATCCGACAGTAATCAAGGCGGTAAGTGGTATTAGCCGAGGCGAGGAATTTAAGTACAGCGATGTCAAATTCAATTCACTGAGTGACGAGTTGACGCGGTGCGACTTCCTTGATTATGTATCTGAAGATAATCAAATCCACTTCACAAGTCTGCCTAATTTCTCATTCTATGCTTCATCAATAGCTGATTTGGCGGAGCGTATTCAGGTTAACCTTGACCGTATCTACACAGACGATAAAAAATGGACGGTTGAAGTCAATGAGGGATACGTAGACAAGACTAATATTAGCATTTCCGTATCAAATATCAAAGTGTGGGGTGCGCTCGAACTTGTCAACACCAAGTTTAAAGCCAATTTCATTATCCGAGGGCGTACAATCACTATCGGAACGGCGGGCGTACCAATCAACACTGTATTGCGACAAGGCAAGGGCAAAGGGTTATATCAAATCAAGCGCGAGGCTGACAGTAATCAAGAGATAATAACTCGTCTCCGCGCGTATGGTTCAACGACCAACATGCCTTCTCGTTATTACAATAAGCTATCAACAGGTATTCCTAACAATATGGCGGTAACCAATCTAATGTTACCATCATTCCCCGATGAAACGCTCGACCCCTATATCGACAGCCCGAATATTGAAACGCTCGGTATTAGAGAAGCAACCGTATTCTTTGACGGCAGCGATGACGACTTAGATGAGATTTTTCCACATCTTGAAAGCGAAGTTGTAGACGCTGAACAAGCAACAGATGATGGCACATGGGACGAGTTGGAGGAAGGTGACGAAATTCCGTCATTTAAAATCTACATTAAAAATATTGGCTTTGATATTAATGATTATCTGTCAACAGAAAGCGCAACAATATCATTTAAGAGCGGTATGTGTGCGGGGCGTGAATTTGAAATCACCGGATGTGCCTACAACAAGGAAACAGACCAATATGAATTGACTTGTAACCGCGTTGAGGATACGGATATTGATTTGTACTTCCCCAACCAATACTACAACATCAAGAGTGGTGACACATATACGTTGCTCAATATTGAGATGCCCGATGTGTATATCAAAGAGGCATCCCAAGAGTTGTTGGCAGCCGCACAAGCCTACCTCGCCAAAAACGACTACACGAAATATATTTACACCCCTGAGATTGATGAGATACAGCTTCGTAGGCAGCATGATGAAGCGATAGCTTCTGACGGCGTTGTCGATAGTATTTATCTAACTATCAAAGAGGGCGATTTGATGTTGTTTGAAGATGATGATATTAAAGTCACAGGCAGTATCACCATTGATACACTCAAAATCACCGAAGAAGATGGTAAATTACCAACGATTAAAGTAACTCTGACAGACGAAAAAACCGTTGGCACGATTGAGAAAATCCAAAACCAAATCGACAGCATCATAAGTGGTGTCGGTGCGGGCGGTATCGGTGGTTACAGCGCAGTTCAAATTCGCCAATTAGTACAAGCCTTCGGGCGTGAGATGTTCCTGAGCAAGACGTCTGCCGACACAGCTAAAGGCTTAATTCAGTTTATCCAAGGTTTGACCGTTGGCAGTGGCGCGTATGGCATGACAGCCGACGGCAAGGCAAAGACAAGCGGCATGACCGCAGGCGACTACGTAGCAGGCTACCAAGGTGCGGCAATCGACTCGGCAGGCAACGCGGAGTTTGAAAGCATTTTCGCACGAAGCTACCTCAAAGTCTTTGAGCTAATCTACAACCGCCTTAACGCCTTAGAGGGCAACACCTCGTTTGCCGATGTCGGCACAATCGAAACCATAGAGGACAACGAGGACGGCTCACAGACAGCCGTAATGCGCAAGCGTTGGGATGCAGACTTTACCGCGTTCCAAAAAGGCGATGTTGTCTACGGCTATGTCAACAACCTCACAAGTGACAGCGAAGTCAAAGAATATTACAAGGCATGGGCGCAAGTCAAGGATGTAGACCGCGATTTAAACACTCTGACACTTGTACCATACCCCGACGAGGAAGTACCCGCCAAGGTCAACCACCCAATGACCGCCGAGATGATAATTACTCGTTGGGGTAACAACATAGAAGCCAACGCCACGACAGCAAGCAACCCCGATTACGTCAGCTTTATCGTAGCCGACGGCACGGAAACAGTCAGCGGTGTGACGCAGACCAAATACCGCAACACGCGGCAGCAGTCATTCTATATATCGTGTGACGACGGCAATATTGTCGAACTCATGGGCGTACGCAAACCCACGTTGGAAGAGGGCAACTACGGTGCGGTATTCGGTCAAATCCCCGCAGGCTTGCTCGATGATGACACAATGGCGAAACTCAACACAGGGCAACCGTATCTGTACGCTCGCGGTGTCATATATCAAGACCTCATTCAAGTCAATTACAAAGGACTAATTCGACGCACCGCCAACTATCGCGGAATGTGGTCGTATGACACAGCCACGTCAGATAACCCCTACGAGTCCACAACAAGCTCCTACGACACGGTAACATACAACGGTGTGCTATGGCAGTGCCTCATCAACGAAACCACAGAAGAACCGTCTACAACAGCGTCGGGTTGGGGGCAAATGACAGCCTCACCCGAAGAAGTCAAGGTGTGGACGATTAACCCGTCAGCTAACATCGTATCAATACGCCGTAACGAGATACGCCCCGAAACGTTGTCATGCACAGTCACGTTGGCAACGAACAGCAAAACAATCAGCATTGACGACTCGGCAACGTTGCTCAAAAAAGGCGCAATCTTGCAATACAGCATTGATGATGTTGCATGGGCGGAGTTCCTTATGGGCAACGAAGAACCGATAGAGTTAGAGGACGGCAGCGGCTACATCGAAACGGAAAGCGGCACAGAATACATCACTATCGGCGGCGATAATGTCAGCACAGACCTTATCGGCGACCGCATCATATTCCGCTTGATAGACAAGACAAGCGGTGACGAATTGGCGCGTACACACGTACCCGTTGTTAAGGACGGTGCGCGTGGTGCATTTACTTCTACGGTATTCGTGCGTTGCTCGGAGCAGCCCGCCCCGCCGTCGGGTGGCACATACGAAAACCCGATACCCGACTGGTTTCAGATTAACAAGGAATGGTTTCAGTGGTCTGACGGAATACCCGAAGGAGATGCCATACTGTGGGCATCTTCGCGTGTATTCTCCGACAGCGAAGAAACCCTGTGGTCTATGCCGTCACAGATGACTGATACGTCATACTACGATGTGGAATTTTCCGATGTTGACGAAGAACCCGGCAACCCGACAGACAACCCCGCCAATTGGTATGATCCGACCGATGATGCAGGCAAGGTAGACTTCACCAAGATGTTGTGGCGAGCCGAAAAGGTATGTCGCAACGGCAAATGGGGCGATTGGACTATCGTCCGCATCAAAGGTGAAAAAGGCACAAGCGGACAGTGGACGAGTTACGCATTTGCCACAATACAATCAGACGGCAATCCACCCGCACGCCCGACAGACTCGGAACACACAATACCTAATGACGGCAATATGTGGTATGATGCACCGTTGGGCGCAGACACGTGGTTTATGACAAAAGCCACAATCGACGGAGCGACCGCCAAGCCTATCGCTGACGCCGACGGGAACTATTGGTCTGAACCCGTTCAGTGTACGGCAGAGGACGGAGTTAACGGCAGCTATGTCGATTTCAAATACCGCGCATACGCTGAAACGGACACCGTAGAACTCACCGAAGCGCAGCAGTCACAGCGCAATCCCGAAGGGTGGAAAGACACACCACCCACGCTGTCGGTAGGGCAAGTGCTGTACATGATACAAGCCACGATACAAGACGACAAGCTGAAAGGCACGTGGTCTACACCCGTGCGCATATCGGGCGAAAGAGGCGATGACGGCACAGACGGAGCAAGCTACACTGTCAATCTTCTTGACGGCACGAACTGCGGCACAGACAATTGGAATATATACATCGGCAACACTAACGGATGGTATGCACCGCAGGACGACGGCACTTATCTCAATGCAGCGTCGGGCGAGTCAATTAAGCCGTATCGTTCCGAAATGGTAGCCACAGAGGGTAAGGGCGTAGGTCTGACAATCATTCAGAGCGACGGCACACCCACTATTGCCACAGACTCACTCGGTATTGCTTTCCGCTATCCCATAGCCTCAGAAAAGCTCATCAAGGGGCGCACATATACGCTGTCATTCCGCACGGGCTTTGGTGGCACAAGACCGCAGAAAGTCCTCTGCGACATCAAGCCTATCAATGGCGACGACTATCTTGCACCACAAGCATCAGCAGTAATCAACTCTATATATGACAAGCTATCTGTCAAGTTTACGCTGACCGAGAACGGCACAGACATAAGTGGCGACATCTACGTCAATATCCGTTTTGTCAGCATGACGTGGGCAAGCAGTGGCAGCCAAGGCGTTGTAGTAGGCGACATCAAGCTCGAAGAGGGTGACAACGACAAACCACTATGGACTAAGAGCGAAGCCGACAAGGTGGGCGCAGACGGCAAGGACGGCAAGGACGCACAATCGCAGTTCGTCAGCACCGTATTCCTACGCCAAGACGACACTCCCGACACACCGCAGGGTGGCAGCTTCGCACAGCCTCTGCCCGATGGGGAACAATGGTCGGACGGAATACCGTCAGGCACAGCCAAGTTATGGTATTCACACCGCCGTTTTACTTCGGACGGTGCGTCACCGCAAGAGGACACATGGACTACGCCCGCAGTGTTGGCTGACTCTGCCGACTTTGACGTTGAGTATTGCACCAAAGCCAAGTACGACAGCGCACCGCAAGGACACCCGAACACCAACACAGAGTGGAGCAATGACGCCACGGAGGATGCCGTATGGATGGCTACTTGCTCGAAGTCGGCTAACGGCGATTGGTCGGAATGGGTTGTTGCCAAAATCAAGGGCGAAAATGGCGCAGACGCAGAAAACTATTGGCTTGTAGTCAATCCCACGAGCGTCAACGTAGATAATTATGGCGACAGCAGCGTTATCAATATCACAGCACGAATAATGCACCAAACGGGTAATGGCGCGGTTGAAGAAATTGACAGCGAATATACCCAAGAGGAAGCATATTGTTATTACATTGAGGTAATATATTCGCTTAACGGCAAAAAGACCGCGCTAATACTTGATGGCGACTCTGATAAACCCGTTACGGTATCAGCGACAAAGGCGTGGGAATACGTCACGTTTAACCTCATGAAAGGCTATGACGGTCGGTACGCTGCTACACTGCAAACCGTCACCGTTCCTTTTGTAGCCAACGGCATCACAGCCGATTGGGTTAGCTACGTGTTTAAGGCGGCAGACGCTGACGGCATACCCACACAGCCGACAGACAGCGACAAGACTATTCCCGACGGTTGGTCTGACGCTCCGACAGCAGAGGGCGTATGGTATATGTCTAAGGCGACTATTGACGGCACTACGAGCTTGCCAAAGAAAGACAGCAACGGCGATTATTGGTCTGCCCCCGTACAATGCACAGCCGAGGATGGCGAAAATGGCGAATACACTGACTTCAAGTACCAAGCCGCAAAAGCAGGCGATTTAGTGGCTTATAATGCAACTTCCGACAACCCCGGTAGTGGATGGAGAGATACACCGTATTATCTCGATTACGACAGCTCTATACAGCAATACATTTGGATGATAACCGCTGTCAAGGTCAACGGCAAGCTCAAAGACGGAACAACGTGGTCCACGCCCGTGCGCATCAATGGCGAGGACGGCAAAGACGGCAAGGACGGTGAAAAAGGCGACAAGGGTGACAAGGGCGAGGATGGTATCGGCTCAACCACCTATCAGCTTGTAGTGTCACCGCAGACAGTGCGCGTGACCGCTTCGGGTGAAGTGTACGCTATCAGTAAGACAGTAACGGCATACGTGGTTCAGACCTACGGCAGTAAGACGGACAAACTCGATACGCGCACATTGCTCAGAGATGCAAACTTAAAGTTGTACGTTAAGGGTATCAGTCAAAGTGACAGCGACGCGATTGAAATCACCAATGGAACATCTAAAGATAACCTCGAAGTTAGTATTGTTTACAGCAATAACGAGAAGGCATATTGGACGAGTGGCGGCAGCATTACTGTTGACACAAAGACGCAGTTTGACTTCATCTTGAAAAAAGCCGACACAACGACAGAAACGGAAATCGCGCGTGAGACAGTTACACTCGTAGCCGACGGAGCGAAAGGCGACAAGGGTGAACAAGGCAAACAAGGTGAAGCAGGTGCGGCAGGCGAGAGAGGACAAATCGGCAATATGCTATACCCCGCAGGCGTGTACAACAGCGCAACCGAATACACCTCAACGGGAACGCTGTCGCCGTTTGTGTTATACCTCAACAGCTACTATTACCTACTACCCAATAAGACGTATTGCGGCGAAGCGGCAGCGAATGGCGACCCTGCATCGGACTACGCTAACAGTAGCAATCCAAGTTGGGCTAAATTCCAACAGTTCAACGCGGTATTTACCGAGTTGCTAATGGCTAACTTCGCAAAGTTGGCATCGGCAGTATTCAGCGGCGATTATATGTTCTCGCAGAAAGGAACACGTCGCGTAATGAAGAATATGTGGATGAGCAAAGCAGAGGGAACGAAAGTTGGCAGTACGGCGGTCAAAAATTATAGCTATACAGACATACAACTGATTAACGGCACGTACAACGGCGATACGGTAGAGGCGCGTTTCTTGATTACCAAAGACGAGGACGACACACCTTCCGTAGAACTTAACGGCACTACGCCTGTCGGTTGGTCTGTAATTCCGCAGGAACGCAGCAGCAATGATGATGTGCTATGGCTGATTACTCGCACCAATTCGGGGTCTTGGTCTACGCCGCAAAAGATTGTGTTCGATACAAGTTCAACCGAGGGTAACACTATTAGCTTGTATGCTTTTCAAATTCGCGACATCCAAGCTGCAAAACCCATAGCGGAAAGCACAACGGGCGGTTGGTTGAGCGCATGGAGCAAATACCCTTCCCCCGTAGTGTACGAAGATGATGGCAGTTATGCAGAGTTTGACGGCTCAATGGAATTGTTCGAGCCTAACTTCTCCGTAGACCTAATGACGGGCAATGTTAGAGCGAATAAAGGCGTATTCAAAGGAATTGTCACCAATGACACCACAGTCATCACACCCGACAACTACTTAGACTACATGACAAAATCGTACTTCTCGGCGGTGAACCGAACCTATTACAAACTAAATCTCAGCAAGTGCGCCAACCGAATTATTTTCAAAGATACTACTACCAAATTCAACTCGGATACGATGATATTCTACACGATACAGATGCCCGTGTTTGAGAATGACGCATCCTACACTGACGAGTATCTTGAACAAGTCCGCTCCTATATTGGAACAACGCTCACAATTTACAACTACTCCGTAGCAACTATTACGATAGATTGCGCGTCTGCGGTGGGCGCGACATCGCACAGTTCGACATATCTTAGACAAAATCAATGTATCAGCTTGCGTTGCGTATTAAACGTAAATGGAATAGATGAGTGCGTTGTATGGGAAACATATGGTACAGCAAATGCAATTATTGCCTCAAAATAATCTACGACAATGAAAATAAGCAACTTGACACAGCTCACGGCGATAGACCGTGACTATGTAATTCCAACAGCGTTGGCAGGCGAGAACAAGAGCGTAACTATCGGCACATTGCTCGACGCAGTGCCAAGCAACGTTATCGAGTTCGCAGGGTTTGCCACAGATAGCAGCCCCGTAATCGTCACCAACGCCACAGCAAACACCTCGACCGTAGAGGGTACGGTAGTGTATTCCACGGTGTATAAACGCTTCTACTATCGCGTTGAAAGCGGCTTAGTTGTCAACTACTATGCCAATTGGACGACATTCTCCGAGTATATGGCGACAACGCTGCGACCGCGCACAGATTGCCTATTCATCGAGGACAGTGCGACAAATAACGGCACAGCCGTGGCGACAACGGGCTTGCGCTTGTATCACTTCACGTCGGGCAATAAAATGGTGCGCGTAGGGCTGACACCTGCGGAACGCGCAGCAATCACCTCGGTAAGTCTGCTGACACCTATCGAAGTTGAGTCTGAGGACGCAATGCAGCAGATGATTGACGCAGGTATGGCAGTTGAAGGACAAATCTATTACGTAGCGGAGTCGGAGTGATGCTGTGGATAGGTGATAAGAAAGTCAGTCGGCTCACGGTCGGCGGCAAGGCGGTAGCAGCAATGTGGCGCGGTGCGGTCAAAATCTACGAAGCTATCAGCAGCTGTTTTGGCAGCGGCGTATGGCGCAGCAACCGCGTGTGGAAAGGGAGTGATAAGTGGAAATAATAACCCAATAAAACACAAATATGGCAAACGAAATTGACAAGCCTATTGAGAGCTTAGATACGGAGTGGGAGGGCTACCTCGGCTCGCGCATCGAGGCGTATCTGAAACAGTTCTTGCAAAATCTTGACAGCAAGAAGCATGGCGATTGGCTGTTGACGAGTGACGACAACGGTCTGACCACGTTACGCGCCTTTGCTGATACCGATAGCAAGGAAGCGTATGAGAAAGACCCGACAGCCAACGAGTCGCTTGTGTTGGCAAGCGTACAGTTCTATTCTTCGGGAGCAACAAGCGCAGACTACACCCTGTCAACGCGCATAACGCAAAATCCCGATACGGATATGGTTAAGGGGTCGAGCAATGTGTTGAAGTTTACGTACAACTGCTATTACGGTGGCGATACGACAGACCTCGACCCACAGAACGGCTACGCCAAGGTCACTATCAACAACACGGAAGTATCGGAGTTGTCGCTATCGTTGGCGGCAGGTGGCAACGAGTACAGTATCGACCTCGGAAAATACCTGACGCAGGAAACGAATACGGTCAAGCTCGAAGTTGGTAATCAGCATGGTAAGTCGCGCACATGGACGTTTACGATACGTGCATTGGAAATTGTGCTGTCGTTGGCTGACGGCTATGATGAGTCTGTGCTGCACTCGGCAGACGTGAATGGGTGGATGTTCCGCGCCAGATGTAGCGGTGTAACGGCATTGGTACACTTAATGGTAGACGGTGAGGAAGTCGCCACGTCAACAATCACCAACTCGACGAATGACTTCACAATCGACTCGGACGGCTCGCTTGCGGGCGGTGTTCACACAATAGCGGTCTACGCTGAAAACACCGAGTACGGCATCACCACCGACACCATTACAACGCGCTTCATTAAAGCGGGTCTGACAACGCCAAGCGTATGTATCGGGCGCAATTCCGACACCTCGGTCAAATTGTACGGCACGGCATCAATCGCCTACTTCTTGTACGACCCCAACAACGCAGGCAACACCGTTACGGTGCGCTTCGGCGTATATTCACCGCTTACGGGTGAGTTGCTGTTCTCACCGTCAACGCAGAGCATTACACTTGCAGCCGACGGCACTTCGGGTATGCAGGAAGTGCGTATCACCGCGGGCGAAACGTCATACCTCGACCTCGGTCAGCTCAATGTTGACGTTCTTGTAGGTGACGCAACGGCATCAACAACGTTGCTCGTAGCGGACGCGGGCGTAACATTGGAAGCCGCATCAGAGTGTAAAGTGTATCTGTCTGCGGTAGGGCGCACCAACGCTGACTCGGACGCACAGAATTGGCACTCGGAATACAACGGTCAAACAACTTGCACCGTCAAGTACAGCGACAACTTACAGCTCAACAGCAGTAACGGCTTTATCAATGATACATTCGTTGTCAAAGCAGGCAAATATATCACCTTAGACGGCTTCTATCCGTTTGCTACGGACTGCGGCGCGAACGCTACGGCGGCAGCAGACAAGACGGGCAAGACCATAGAACTCGAACTACAAGCGCAGAACTGTGTGGATGCCGACACCAAGATTGCCGAGTGTCTGTACAACAACGTTGGCTTCGTGCTGTACGCCAACCGCATTGAGTTGTACTGCGGCACATCGGGCAAGATTGAAACGATATACAGCGATGAGCAGCGTGTGCGCGTAGGCTTCTGCATCGACGGAACGACCACAACGTGCGTCAACCAACTCGTGGGCAAAGACCCCGAAACGACCTATGCCAATATCGCTTACATCTATCTCAACGGTGTGATTGTGCGCATGGCGGATTACAAGAGCGCGACATGGCGACAGAGCAAGCCACAACCTATCACAATCGGTTCGGAAGATTGCGACGTGGTGTTTTACACCGCACGGTGCTACGACAAATCGCTCAACTACCGTCAGATGATGGGTAACTACGCCTACGACACGCCCAATCTTGACGATAAAATCGCTATCGCACAGCGCAACGACATTCTGAACAGCAGCAACGAGGTAGACTTCAACAAGGTGCTGACAGCATTACCAAACACTCCCTACAAGATTTGGGAAATGGAAACGACGCCACCCGACAAAAAGACCTACGTGCCGTGCAATACGGAGTTTGTTAATCCTGCATGGGATAACGGCACTGATACATCGGACTTGGCAAGAGCGTCATTCACTTGCACCAACCACGGCGTATCACTTGACGGTACATCATCACTGTCATACCCCGACCCCTACAAGAATTGGGCTGACCACTATATGTACTACAACAATACGCAATGGCAAGTCAATTTCCCAGACGGCACAAAGCTGACAATCACGGGATATGCAATTGCCAACGGCGTAACGGCATCGGCACAAGAGTTTGTGGATAAGGTCAACTTCGCTTCATCAGAGGGCATCTTCAACATTCTCACCGCCAATGCTTACCACAGCATCTTGCTCAGCGCGGCAAAGGTTTATCCCAACTTACTCACCGAGAAGCAAGCGGCACAGCAAGCCGCAGGGCAAGACATCACCTATCGACAATCGCTGTCGGGCTTCCCCGAAATCGGCTATCTGCGCACCTACAACAACGGTGCTGCATCGCTGCGCTTTCTGTCTATCTACAACTTCATTAACAACAAGTATGACCCGTACTACTTCGGCATGGACAATAGTGGGGCAGACGAGGCATGGGAAGTTGAGGATAACGTCAACTTCTTCTCAGAAGAGCTTGCCGAGGGCGAATGGGTAAACGGTGAATGGGTAGACCGCGCAACAGGACTGTACTACGCACGTTTCCCGCGCTATTCTCCCGACGGCACGGGGCGCAAGTACGGTGTTGCCAAGTCAGAAACACAGGTAGACCTCGCGAGGTCGGAAACACAATGGTTGCGACGCTTTCACAATTGGGTGTATTCGTGCAACCCCACTATCGCAAAACGCTACTATCTGAAAACGGAAGCCGAAACAGGGCAGGGCGAATATCGCCGTTTGGCGCAGTCCGTAACCTATGGCTCTGTGACGTATGACCGCGACACCCCCGAATACCGCATTGCCAAGTTCAACGCCGAATATGCCGACTATCTCGTCAAAGAGTCCGCGCTGTTCTACTTTATCTATTTCACCTACACGTTGGGAACAGACTCAATGGATAAGAACATGACTATCGTGTTCGAGAACACCGCATCAGGCAAGCCGCTTGCTCGTTTTGCTCAACGTGACTCAGATACCGGCTTCCGCTACAACAATTCGGGTGCGTTGACATTCAAGGTATATCACGAGTGGGGCGACAGCTACGACAGCGGTACGGAAACCACGGGCGTAGTGTCGGGCGAAACCTACAACGGCAGCACATACTCAGTTGTAACAACAGCAGGCGAGGCGGTATTTAATGGGCGTTTGTCGGGGTTGTGGGATTGCGTAGCGCAAGCATGGGGAAGCGACATCAATACGATGTATGCCGCAATGCAAACGGCAGGACTTAACGAGAGCGATATGTGGTCGCTGTACAATTCGTTTTGGTCGCAATGGTGTGAGGCACTCTATAACGCTGACGGAATGGGCTATGCCAATACGGGCAAATTCGACATGGCACACGGTGACAAGCGCGAAGTCATGCGGCACTATCTCAAATACCGTCAACGCTACTTTGACAGCAAGTGTGGTGCGAACAACTCCAAGCCTCTTGAATTTCGTCTGTGGGGCAGCGCGGTCGGCAACGGCTTATGCGTCAAATACGCTTATCCGCTGTATGCCTCTATGAATTGGGGTGCGGGCGGTACCAATACCCAACGCGCAATCACGCCCAACTCGCCGAGCTATTTCGCCTCAACAAAGGGCGTGCAATACACCGAAACAACTGTGACCGTCTATGATGCCGACTTAATTACTGAAATCAGCTCGTACAGTGAAGAGGACGGTGTTAAGACTACACACGGTTTGCAAGACCTTGCCGACGGTGGTATCCGTATCAACAACCTCGAAAACTGCAAGCGTCTTGAACGTCTTATCGTGGACTATTCCGACAGCGCAACGCCCAACACTCAGCTCAATGACAACGTTGCCAAAATCAGCAACAGCATCGCGCTGAAAGAACTCGTTATCTGCAACTGCCCTAACGTAGCTACTGAAATCGCAATCAGCTCGGAGCAAATTGAAAACGTAGACCTGCGCGACACGTCAGTGACTTTGCTGACCGTACCCGCTACCGATACACTTCTCACCGTTGCACTTCCTGCGACTTTGACAAAAATCAATTTCAACGGCTGTCGCAATCTCTTTGATGTGGAAATCCAAGGCTACAAGAACATCTCATCAATCGTCATTACAGATTGTCCGTCACTCAATCCGCAGCCTATCGTTGTGGCGGCTATCGACAACGCCACAGACCTCGAAACCGTGAAAATCACGGGCGCAAATTGGTCGGACGTGACAGCCGACACCGTTGAGAAACTTGCCGACATCGGCGCGGAACTTACGGGCGTGATTGCAATGGCAAGTGATGCCGTAGTGGGCGCACCTCTGAAAGCCAAGATGCTCGCCGCATGGGGCAACGTAGACTCCACGGATAACGCGCTGTACGTATCATACAAGCAGATAGCGTTTACTTCCGTCACCGTATCGGGCGCGAACTACTATGGCGCGATAGGCACGTACTCACTTGAAGTTGTGCCTAACGTCACCAACGGCAATACCTTTAAGGCAGTGAAGTGGACGCTCGCCAAGAACGACTACGCTACGATAGATGCAGCCACGGGCGTTATCACAGTCAGTAAGGTAGGCACGTCAGACGACAAGCCGAGTGCCGTAGCTACGGTGGAAGTCACAATGTCGGACGACACCAAGCTGACCGCATCGGCAACGGTGTACTTCTATCAGCGCGATTGTGCCGTAGGTGATTACGTCTACTATGACGGCACAAGTTCCGACATTCTCGATACGGGCAAGACCGTTATCGGTATTTGCTTCTACATCAACCCCAACGACAAGGCAGACCGCCTAATGGTGGCACTTTCCGACATTCAGAGCAATCGCAAGTGGGGTCTTTATAACAACAACCCGACACTGACAGACGACCCCGCATACTCATGCAAGGACGTCGCGGGGTTGGTAAACAAAGAGAGCGGCTCACCGCAGCCGAAAAACTCGGCATACATCGACTCGTCACAACCCGACGGCTTTGCCGTTGTACCGAACAGTAAATACGCACTTGGTGAACTCGGACGCTACGCAATCGAACTTGACTTGCCCGGTTACGCTACGGGTGAGAAACTTCCGTGGGGTCGTGCCAACACTCTGAAAATCGTCAAGCACCGCGACAAAATCTTGACCGATAGCGGCGTAAATCTGCCCGTACCCGCAGCCACAAGCGGGATGTCGCTGTACGCCAACCTTGAACTGCTAATGACCGCTGTAGACAAGCAAATCAGCAACGGCAACGAGTACTATTACCCCGCCGCATCACTCTGTGCCGCCTACGAACCTACGGTTAAGGCAAGCGAAACGTTAGCGGACAAATTCCGTGCGGGTATGTGGTTCTTACCTTCCGGCGGCGAAGCAGGACGCTTGTTGTTTTATCATGCAAAAGGTTATGATAATTCCGTAGAAAATGCTATCTTTGCTAAACCATTCGCTGCCTCACGTTTTTCCGTGCTCAGCAACGCTTGGTATTGGACATCATCGTCCTATTCGCAGAGCTACGCTTGGTACGCGAGCTTCTCATCAGCGAGCATCGGCTACTACAGCAAGGGTCTCACTGGCGCGGTGAGGGCGGTGGCAGCATTCTAATTAATTAACAAGCGGTCTTTTCAGACCGCGCCCCAAATATTAACATTTAAACTTCATCAATCAATCCGTATAAAAATGAAACCTGCACAACTTCCAATCTATCGCGTGGCGGAGCGACTGCTTCAATGGGCAATCGCCCTAACCTCGCGACTCCCAAAGTCCCTGCCCTTCCAAATCCTTGGTGGTGACATGATACGTGACATCAAGACTACCCTCGACGCGATTGTCATGGCTATCACCACGCAAGACCTCCAAAAGAGGCTCATGGCGATTGAGTTGCTTATCGTCCGCATGACTTCCGTCAAAATGACGATGCGCCAACTCGTGCAGGCGCGTACCGTAAAGGGCGCACCCGTAGTGTCCGTGAAGCGTGAGATTGAATTTCTTGATTTGGCTAATACATTGTCAGCGCAAGCAGGAGCATGGCAATGTAAGACAGCAACGGCAGTCCGCAGCTAATACCAAGGTATATGGTTGCAAATGACTTTATACTATTTAATGGGCGTACCGCTAACGAGCTTGATACCTTAATCGGAGCGAGCGAGTCAGCTAAGAAATCAGCGTACGCATCATCGTCCTATTCGCAGAGCAACGCTTGGTACGCGAACTTCTCATCAGCGAACATCAACAACAACAACAAGGGTAACACTAACGCGGTGAGGGCGGTGGCAGCCTTAGAAGATAAAGTCAAAGAAGGTTGGATAGCAGCATACAAGGAATACTGCAAGAAGAAAAAAGGCTCGGCGGATTGTTCGGCTTACCGCACCGCCGATGCAGAAATGGACTTATATAGATTGATTGATGAAGTTTATTCTAATACCTACAAGCCGCGACCGAGTACGTGCTTCATCGTGTCGCGACCTACATACCGCGAAGTGTTTGCTGCCAACTTCCGCGACCGCATTGTGCAGACGTGGATATGTCAACGGCTGACACCACTGTTTGAAGCACGACATCGTGCGCAAGGAAATATCAGCCACAACTGCCGCAAGGGGTTCGGCACAAGTTCGGCAATCGCCGCCGTAGAGCGTGACGTATGGAATATCACACAGCAATACACACGCGACGCTTACATCTGCAAGGTGGATGTCAAGTCATTCTTCACAAGCATCAATGTGCGTATTCTATGGCAATTACTCGAACGGCTAATCATCGAAGAATATCACGACAGCGACAAAGACGTATTGCTATATCTGACGCGCCTAACGGTGCTGCATCGACCACAGCATGACGCGATACGCCGCAGTCCGCTTGCAATGTGGGAACGCCTCAACCCAAGCAAGTCGCTATACAACCGCGACCAAGACCACGGCACAGCAATAGGCAATATCATTAACCAACTTGCCGCTAACTTCCTAATGAGTCATGTTCTTGCCGACATTCTGACGTTGGTGCGCGAACACGGCTCGGCATTGGAACAGTTTGTTGACGACATTTGCACTATCTCACGCGACAAGGACTTTTGTCTGCAACTACGTGATACGCTACGCCGCGAATTGCAACGCTATGACCTGACGATGCACCCCGATAAGTTCTATCTGCAACACGTCAGCAAGGGCGTGAAGTTTGTCGGACAAGTGATTAAGCCGCACCGTCGTTATATCAGCAATCGCACCGTTGGCGGGTTTGTTGACGCACTGCGCCGCACGGAAACGCTATGTTGCGCTATGACGCAAGGCGAAGTAAACGCTGACTTACTCGGCAGTCTGCGCCACTTGATTAGTGCGCTGAACAGCTATCTCGGTTTCCTGCGCGGTTGCTCGTCTTACCGCTTGCGCCGCCGTTTGTTTCAGCGCGAGTGCAAGGTGTTTTGGTGCGTCTGCTACACACGTGACTATGACGTGGTAAAGGTGAAAAACGATTATAATTTCAATTTATACTTACTAAGAAAGGAGATAAAGGAATATGGTATGGATATACACAGACCACGCTCCCGAAGCCGTAGAGGTGCAAAATCACCTCGGTTTGAAAAGGCGCACGGTCAACTACGATGCAGAGGCGGTAGAGCCGACCGAAGAGCAGCCGTACTCATGCCGCTACAAGCGCGTACAGCTTGACGCAGGGGTATGGAACTATGACGCGATAGTCAACGCTATCATCACAGCGGAATACCCCACAGACAAGATGCAAGCGGTAGTCAACAACTACCTTGCAAATCCAACGGACAGCGCAACGCTCGCCGAGTTTGAGCAGATGCAAGCCCTGCGCCGCCACGCCAAAGACATCGCCAAAGCGGTGCTGGAATAATAGGGAATAGGACACGACTTACTTCTTCTAATATCTATAATCACTTATGCTACTAACACTATGACACAGATTGTTTTGGATTTCCTCAGCGATTACATATATCCGCGATTGGTATTGGTCGCTGTATTCACCGCCGTAATGGTATTGGCTATGATTGTCGATTACTACTACGGTCTAAAAAAAGCCAAGGAAAACGGCATCGCCACGACTTCAAAGGGTCACAAAAAGACCTGCGCAAAGGCACAGAAATACTTCTCACCGTATCTTGTATTGGTGTGCGTCGACCTCATCACGTGTGTCGTTGTGCCGTTCCCCGCGTTTTCTATGCTATGGGCTGCTTACTGCGTATTCTGTGAATTTGTCAGTGTCCGTGAAAAGGCATGGACTAAAGCGGAACTCGATAAGCAAGACCGCACGATGTCTGTAATCATTGAAAACAAAGAAGACATCGCGCGACTCGTAGCTAAGCTAATGGCGCAACAGCAGGAAACAAAGGAGGCGCAGCCATGAAATATTTCACTATCGCAGAATTAAGCAACAGCGCAACGGCAAAGAAGCGTGGACTTGACAATACACCATCACAAGCGGTTGTCGCCAATCTTACAAAGCTCGTTGATAACGTCCTTGACCCGCTACGCGAAGCATGGGGGCGACCTATCACGGTATCTTCGGGGTATCGCTCACCCAACCTCAACGTTGCCGTTGGGGGCGTCAAGAACTCACAGCACGTACAAGGTCAAGCCGCCGATTTAGTTGTGGGTGGCAAGGCAGACAACTACAAGTTGTTCCAACTCGCTATCTCGCTGAAACTACCCTACGACCAAATTATATGGGAGAAATCGGGTAGCTCTACATGGGTGCATATTTCGCATACAGATATGCCGCGCAAGCAGATTTTACCCGCATCGGAAGCAAAAAAACTCAAAGCATAACAACTATGGCACAAAAATTAGACCGCACGGGAGAAGTGCATTACAACGGACGAGGACAGCGTATCGTTATCGTCAAGTATCACAACAATAAGCGCGTAGAGGTGTATTTCCCCGACACGCAAGAACTGCGCACGGTGACTTATCTGCGCCTGCGTCAAGGGCGCGTGTCGTCGGACAAGCGTACCGCCACACACGTGGTATCACCGCATGACATCGCACTGCGCTATGGTATCGACATTTGCCAAGACCGCGTATTTCGCCCCAAGCATGAGCCGACCAAGTTGCGCGACGAGGATAACTACATGCCGCAAACTTCACTCGCTGACATTATCGAGCAGGTATGTGACGGAGATTGTGACGACATCGTAGAGCAGGAACGCTATCCGCGCTTTAATGCAGTGTCGGCTTCGCTCGGACTTATCTTGCTTATCTTCTGCACCGTCTTAGGCGTTGCACTGTTCAAACTCTTTGAATTGCTTGCGCGATGAAGCACTTAGTGTTATTCCTAACGGTTGTCTTGCTCTGCGGCTGTTCGGCACAACGGCAGGGCGTGACGGCTGCGGCTGATACCGTGGAGCGCGTTGTCTATCGTGACCGCGTACAGCTTACCACAGACAGCGTTTATCTTCACGACAGTATCTATGTGGCTGTTCATGGTGATACGGTCTATGAATACCGTCTGCGTGACCGCTTGCGTGACCGCATCGTGCGTGATACGCTTCTACTTGCCGATACCGTCAGAGTGCGCACTACCGTAACGCAAACGGTGGAACGCGCCTTGACATGGTGGCAGCAGACGCGCCTCTATCTTGCCAACGTCCTCCTCGCCGCACTGTGTGCTTTTACCCTCTGCGCCGCCGTGCGTTGGCTGATCAAAAAATATAGAAAATGATTAGATAGAATTTAGACATAATTGTTTAAGGTTAGGCACAATTGTTCAAGGATGGTCGCATCAGCTGTGAAGTTGGTGCGATTTTTTGTGCCTTACAATAACACTTTGCCGCGCATATATAACCGTGGAAAAAACTATAAACTACTCCATTTCTTATTTACCCTATAAGCAATACCTGCGCGGCAAGCGTTATAATCGGCATAACAAACATCTAACACATTTGTTCAGTAATGACACAAAGACAAATAATTGATAACGTATTGGCTATTATTGAGAAGCGATCGGGCATCACACGTGAGCGAATACTCACATCTACGGCATACGATGCAGTTGATGCTCGTTATGCAGCATTGTCGATTATGCTAATTTATGGGGTTTACGCCAATGCGATTACGCTACATTTGCCAATTAGCAAACGCACTGTGCAACGCGCTCAATTTTACATTGCACAACGTATCCGCTCATCGCAATATCTTCGCTCGCTATATGATAACTGCTTGCAAGAGTTGCGACACATCTGCGACACCGAAACGGCAAAGGAATTGAGCGAATGACTAACTGCGTGGCTACCTTTGTCGCAAGAGCCGATATTGGCTCGACACTTATAACTGATAATACTATGGAAGGTAATCCGTATGTTACAGCGGGCGAACTCGCTTTATGGGGCAATCGCACTAATAATGGTGGCGACTGCTATCAACACTACTACAAACGCCACAATGGAGCGACCGCAACAGGCATTGCGCTCGGTTCGGCAGGTCTTGCCGTTGCAATCTTCGGTGGTTTGGCAATCGCTTATGGTCTAAACAGCGCATCTAAGGCTCGCGCACGTGGTAGTGAAATGGCTATCAACCAACAGGCGCAAACGATGTCTTTGCTCGCGCAGACTATCAATCGCGAAGCTGTGCGCACTGACGGTGTAACAATTGATGTCAACCAAAATTTGCGCTCACTTGCATCACAAACAGCCACAGCTAACGCGCTTGCACAGGGTGGTAGTTCGCAAGCTAATGCGCTCGCAACCGCCGAGGCTCTCGCGCTCATCAACCAACAGAATGGTAGCAATCCGCTATCATCTGTGATTGATAACTGCTGCTCGTTGCGCGTTCAACGTGTGTCAACTCGCAATTGCGGTTGTGATAGTTGCGGTGGTTAATCGCTGTTTAATTGGGTATTTCTACGGGCAACCGTAGATTTACCCTTTTTAAGCCAACTTTATGCTTTTCAAACGTCACAAAATAGACCTTCGTATGATTGACACATCGAGCAAGATAGCAATGAAAATGTCGTGTCTTGCAGCCACACGCGGCAATGTTGAGCAAGCGCAACAAGTATATGATTTTCTATCGGAAGGAATTACTACCCTACCCGACTTCACGCCACAACCGCCAACCACGATGCAGCAAGTTCAGCAAACCGCTCAATCCCTGTTCGGGTGGTTTAAGGAAAATCAATCAGACTTGCAGCAAGCATGGCAATTCGTTCAGCATCTGCGCGGTGCCGGTCAGATGACTGAAACAATTCCGCCGGCAGACATTCCTCCGTTACCTAATCCTCAATAGCTATGCAGCCATACAAGATAACGATGTACGTCTACGCCGACAACCAACAACAAGCTGACGAACTACAACAATCGCTATATGCCTTTGTTGACATCAAACGTCAACATGGGATAGCAGTTACAGCAAGTAAGCTAACCGATGCGCTCAATAAGTATGGGAATAACTATTTTGTCAACCAATTTTTAAAGTGATATGGAAACTCAAACACCGCGCCCACGCAACATCTTTGATTTAATCAACCTTAATGTGTACGAGATGTCACAGGATTTATGTGCTGTTGCCCTCCGTCTTGAACAAATGGAAGCAACGTTGAAGGATATTCGCACCGCACTATATCCACAACCTGAAACCGAAGAAATTCAAGCGGATGAACAATAAAAAAATAGCGTTGCCTCACGACAACGCTACCCTTATGAGTATTCTAACCAAACTGCAATGCACAAATATAGCGAATATTAACGATATGCGCAATATGTGAGTGCAGATTAATAATAAAATAATATAAACATACTAATATGTCTTGCAATAATTCTCAAACACCAAGTGTAGTGAACTTTACACTTGGACTTGGTTCAACATCATCGCCATATATCGGCGTGTTGAACGTCACGACAAAACTATGTACGAAGGTATGCGTTGACACAGGTTATATCTTCAATCCAACGGTGTCAGTTACTAATGTTGCATCATTGGGGAATAACGAGTATATGGTAACGCTCAACTTGCAAGGAGTGTACTCATATACGCCATGTGGCTCTGACTGTTGTCAATGTATCTCGCAAGTTGTCAACTCAACGGTAAACATTCCACTATACACCACAACCGCGCCGACATCCGTCACGTGCGAAACAGGCAAGGTGACGAATACAGTTGTCGCGGGCGATTGCCAAAAATGCGGAAGGTATGCCGTTAGCGATATTGTACTAACTATAACAGTTGCGTAATATGTGCGCTGTATTGATAATGCTGTGTGCGGTTGTTATTGCTACATTGGGTGTGCATTTGCAATTATGGGCGGCAATATCATCAATCGCCCACAAGATAGCTACGTGCGCTAAATGCAGCAGTTTTTGGCTGTCGTTGGCTACCTTGGTATATCTCGGTTGTGACATCATCATTGCCGTAGCATTATCAATTATAGGCTCGTACCTATCGCATTATGTCGGGTTAATCCTTATTGCGTTGAACAACATTTACGATGAGCTATGGCAAAGAATAAACAACAAACAGTAACACCGCAAACACCGCAAATCAACATCGCGGGGACATACAAACCGTTACCCCACTTTCGCAGTGGGTGTACGAAGTGTTAACAAAAAGGGTTGGCTTTCACAAGTCAACCCTTGACCTTACATTCTATGAAAAAACATGATAAAACTGCTTGAAGTATAGCATATTTCTTAGCTACGCTCACGCGCAACCATTTTAAGAAATATTGAATATGAAAAAAAGAATTTGCTAAATATTACATTATTCGGGTGACGCGCCAAGCTGTAACTGTTGTAAACCACTTGCCGTTATACTCTCGCGCATCAATATCAAGGTCAACAGTTACGTTGTCGCCAATGTTGAGGTTGTTACCAAATTTGTCAATCTTATCGCCTTTGAGGTCAAAGGCTACATCTTTGGAATAATCACCGGGGATAGTAATCACGATAGTCTTGCTACGCCATTGCTTGCCTGCATTGCTTATTCCATTAATCTCTGCGGCAATGTGTTTGACAATACCGCTAATCTGTAAGTTTTGTGCCATTATGTTTAAAATAGTCTTAATTGGCTCGTTTCACGCCTCAGGCGTTCGTAAGCCTTAGTAAAATAATAATCGTCAATCTCAATCCCCAACATCTCATAACCGAGTGCTGCACACGCCACCGCCGATGAACCGCTGCCAAGGTGCGTATCGAGTATCTTGTCGCCCTCTTTGGCGAAATTCGTCAGCAACCAATTGTACAGTTCCACGGGCTTCTGTGTCGGGTGAAAGCGCGGGTCTGACTTCTTGCCCTGCGGTGCAAACTCAAAGACTTTGGCATTTTGGTTGAATGAAGTCCAAGCATATTCTGCCATAGCCATTGAGAACTTATCCGATATTGTCAGCTTACGCCAAACAACGAAGCAACGAGTGGGCGGCATATTCGGGAAGTAATTTGCACCCCAAATAATCTGTTGCTTTGCCACGCGGAAAAGTTCTTTAAAATATTCTGCGGTGGGCGCGACATCCCACCCAATGATTTTTTTGGCGTACTTTGTTGCCCAAGTGCCGCCTGTTCTGCTAACTTGCTGCTGCTCTGTGAATTGTGGGGGGGTAATTGTATCGGTTGTATCGTCCTCGCAAGTTGCGGTGTTCTGTCCGTCTTGTATCGGTCGAACAGCCCTCCGAACCTGTTCCACTTTGCTGAGATATTTGTTCCACCTGTCGCCTCCATGAAACCTGAGTGGGGTTGTACCCCCCCCCCCCGTTCCCATCAGCAAGCCCATTGCCATACGGCGGGTCAACAATCGCCAAGTCAAACGAGCCACTTGGAAGTTGCCGAAGTACTTCAAGACAATCACCATGAATTAAGTGAATGTCGCCAATGTCAACCTTTTCGGTGTTTGTAATTATGTCGTTATACATTGTCGAATAAATGTAATTGTTTACCTTTTTGTGGTTGATTAATTCCGAGTATCTGGTCGCAGATGAAATTGCGAGCATAATCAGAGGAAATCATTGAACGCTCCTCTGAGCAAATGCCCGCTTTTATTCCACCTTTGCAATTATTTATTATCTTAATTTGCTTACCCTTCTGATATGTAAATCCGTCACAAGGCTCACAGTTCACAAACCAATACGCCGTAGGTTTGACGAAATAGTCACCTCTGCGGCTGCGGTCTTTATCTATGTATGATGGATTTTGTAAAAAGTTATTCCGTAGGAAGTGTGGCTGAGTCCAAGGGTTTTCAACAATTAGCCGCAAACCTCGCTCCTTACACACCGCGAATAGCTTTATCAATAGCATATAAAAATTATTGCGCTTCTCGGCTCTGTCAAGTATCGCAATGGTCTTATCGTGTTGCGATAAATGTTTATAATTTTGAGTCGTCCAATAGAATAGTATCATTGAACTTTGACAAAAGTATATACAGGGGAAGAACGCGATGATTAAATCATTGCAAGTTATTGTATCAAAGCAACTTACCCCCCCCTATACGCCTTGTCTATCTCACCAAATAAGTCTATGACGTAATCGGTTTGATTAAAGTTGTCTTGAATGTCGTAGTCATAAGCGGGAATGCCGAGCTTGATAAACTCATTTTTGAAAGTCCCCGACTGCTCAAAGAAACAGTGTACGTGGTTAGGCTTCATCTTCATTTGAAAATAGATTGCGTTCAGGCTCGATTAGTTCAAGCGTATTAATGTCAATTGTGTGCCAATAGCTATAATCTGCACGTTCTCCAAATTCGTCATTAAACAATGCCGCTGTCGTCTCGTATTTATCGTAAGAGTGGGTGATGTCATTGAATGTTGGTATATGGTATTCAACGTAATATCCTTCAACGTATTCACCTGACGATAATTCCTTTGCGCGGTAACGCGGCATAAGCGGTAATATCCGTTTAAAAGTTCGGCTTATTGCACCTCCTGAATTTAATGACATTTTCTTTCCAACGGGCGACAAACTCAGCGGTCTGCTGTTCATTGAGCTTTCTCGGTACGTAGATAACAGTTCTCGCGTCAATGCGCACAGGTCGAGTATCCTTGTGCGGGTCGGACTGTGCTACGTCAGGGGTGACTATCGGTAGTTCTTTTCTGCGTCTCATTGCCTTATCTATTATCTCCGTCTCCGTCAATTACGTTACGCTGCTTGCGAGATGCAAGCTTATCAAGGTTTTGTTGGCAAACTTCTTCTAAAGTCCAACCCATGGCTTGACAAAGACCTGCGAGTTGCCATGCAATATCGCCTGCTTCTTTTTTGAGTTCGTCAAACAACTCGTCTTGTTTTTGCTCATCAGTGCCAAGCACAAATCTAATGTCGTCATCGAATACAATCATTTGCTTTCTCCTGATTGCCTTTGCTACTTTGCTTGCAAACTCGCCAACTTCACCAACAAGGTTAAGCATCATGTAGGCAAAGTTATCACAACTTGTCATGCAAGTTGTCATCGCTGCTTTTTGGTATTCGTTTAATTCCATTGTTTTGATTATTAATAGTCTAATCTTTGTAAATCGTCTTATCTTTGTCTGACAAGTCAAACGGGATTAATGCCGTTATCTCCATTTTGACAAAATACACATCGGGTACGCTGTTTGATTGAATGATATTTAAATCCTCTCGTCCGTCTTTGTATTCAATTAAATAAGCTCTTTTAGTTGAAAAACTCGCCACAAATTCTTTGACTGCTTGCTCTGCCTTCGCCATGATTGGTTCAGGCGTTTTTGTATTATCGTACTTCATCATTTCGTGGCTCTAAAAGTTCTTTATTCTCAGCTGCGTTGCCAATGACTTCACATCGCGCAAGTTCGTCAATAAAGACAACATTGCAACGCCCTGACAGGGTTGGTGTAATACGCCTCAATGTCAGGCAACTGTGTTTGTCAAATTCGACGACCCAAATGTCGTTTCTTTTTTCTGATTTGCGGCGACCTCTCAAGATGTCACCTTCGTAGATTTCTTTGCCTTTGCGGTCGTGATATTCAGAGTAAATGCCTATTGTGTGCGCTTGCACATGTTGGAACACTGCGCCATTATACCGGCTAAACTCAATGATGTGTGCATCAACGTAGGCTGTTGGCTCTTGAATGATATACCAATCTATGCTGTTGACGCATATTATAATGCCGTAGTACCATACGCCTTTGCGGCTGCGCCCACGCCATTTATATTGCCGCTGCTTGAAACCTTTATTGCCCATCTTCTTTATCTTTTGAAAACTTGATATTATGAATTACATCGGTCAGTGCTTCGACTTCCGCGCTTAGATCATCCATGCTGATAGCCTTGTTGTCGTCACCGAGGTAGACGTAGGCCAACGTGTACAACAGTTGGAAATGCTGCGGCAGGATTGAATTGTCAGCACCGCCCAACAGTTCGCGTATGCGTTTGTCGCACCACGCCACGTAGCGATGCAGTGCCTTTATGACAACCAACGTCACGTAGACCGTGGCTTTGAAGTCCACCCATTGCGCGAGCAAATGCGGATAGTAATAACGTATCTGCTCTTTCATGCCCTTGTACATATCGGCAAAGTAATCGGCATATCCGTCTTGGAAGCACTCGCAATGATGCTGCGCTTCGGCACACAACTGCTGATAGATAGACGTTTCGCGGAAGCGGTCATAGCTCTTTTTTAGGTCGCGTATGCCACGCGCAAGACCTTTTGTCGCCGATATACGCATCTGTGCCGCTTGGTTGAGTATTGAGTCTACCCAATCCCACGCCACCGCACCAATCACATACGGAATATAGGCGATACGAAACAGCAACTCATCATCCTCAATGTCATGCAGTGACTTGCGTTGCGGTGTAACGGTGAATATGTCAGAGCGTTGCGGGCGCAACGGTAGTGTTGTCGGGGTCATATACTGTGTCTATTAGCTGTTGGCGAAGTTCTCGCATTGCGGCATATTCGTTGTACACTTCCGTAGCCAACGAGTCAACATGGTCGTAATATGCTTGCAATCGGTTAAATTCTTTTTCTTGCCCAACCTCACAACCGTAGTCATAGCCAATCTTGTAGGCTGTTGCGGCTACGAAGGTCATCACGGCGAGGAATATCAATAATGGTAATCTGTTCATAGTTATGCTATTCTGTGGTATCATCTAACAACATATCAACTGCGGTAAAGAACTTGTCGCGGTATTCCGCGATAAATCCTTTGACCAATTGCTCGCAGTAATCCTCTTTGCGGTAATAATCCGCTATCGCATTCTCACAATTAGCGTATATGGTTGAAAGGTACGCCATAGTTTCCATGTCGTTCATGTTGCGCTCGTTGATAAGGTCGAGTGTTGCAAATACAGCTTCGTTGACTTTATAGTCATCGAAGTCGTCTACTTCTTGTTCCATTGTGAGTTGACTATTAATTGTTCGTCAATATTACGATACCAAACGCCATCATCGGTGGCGATATGGTAATAGAATAATCCACCGCGGTTGTTCACGTTGGTAATCCTGCCTTGTAGGTTGTGTGTTCCTACGTTGAACTCTACGCGGTCGTTTATGCGGTATTTAGAGAGTGTTTCATCACGCACAAAGCTGCCGTGTCTTATGGTATCTTCGTGCTGTGCTTGTATCTCGCCAACTGTGGCGGGTATGTCTGTATAATACATGGTCTATTCTCTTGTTTTAAGGGTTTATCTTATGAATAAAGCGTCTTTCCAATATCGGAAGTGCATCAGTTCGTATGGCTCATCTTCGGGGTAAGGGTTGTTATTTTGCATAAACTCATTGTAGCACTCCTCGCAAAACCAAGCGTTAAGCACTGTAATTAGGTAGCCGTGTTACTTTGGTTCGTTGCAGTTGTCGCAGATACAGTCATACAAACCCGTGACCGCGCCGAGTTCTCTGTTGGTACACTCTATCACGCGGTAGCCTTTGGGGTTAGAAACTACTGTTGCCATATCGCTTCTAATTGTTCTTGTAGGCGCAGCGTTTCCGCTTCCACCTTGTCTATACTCCAATTAACCGCATTGTCGCCACAGTGCAATGTATCGAAGCCGAACACCCACCAATCGTCTTGCGGTTCAACGTCATTGTTGAGTTTTTGTATTTCCCAACCATACCGTTTTCTAATTCCGTATTTCGCGGCAAAGGTGATGCCACCGTGTACACTTAAATCGTATATGTCGTCATCTTCATAACCTTTGCCGTAGTAAGGGTGTTCGGGCGGTACAGCCACATAGCCGTTTGCCGAGCCAAATTCAAGGAAACGTGCGAGTTCGGGGCGTTTTTCGGCTTGCGCCGTTTGTCTTAGCTCCTTATTGACGGTATCGTTGGTAAAAGCCAATGTTCTCATATCGGTAATTCTAATTGTTCGGTGTCATCATGATTTATCTGTTGTTTCGATGCGGTATATACGCGCAAGGCAGCGCGGAACTGTGCCACGGTATTAATCGGCGCATCAGCGTTTGCCAATACACCAAAGAAACGCTGTCTACCCAATTGGTTGTACATCGACACGAAGTCGGAGCGTACAAGGTCATCGGTCTGCTCCATAACGTAATAGCGTTGATGGTTGATAGTGCAGCCACCCGAATATCGCGCCACGCTAAGTTGCGAGTTAAGCCATATATCGGCAGGATATGCAATCAGTGGTTGTTCTCCTTTCATTTGATGTCCTCCTCTAATACTAAGCCACCGCGTAAAACGTGGTCGCGCAGTCCTCTCTCCAATCGTGTGAATTGCTCGTAGGTTGGGCGCACCCATGCTTTGAGTGTTCTATGGTCTACGCCTATGTCTTTGAGTGTTGTACGGTGTTGTGCTATCTGTCCGCATTTGTTGCAGTGGATAAGGAACGGTGTCACACCCTTGTCGCGGTAATAGGTGTATTGTTCCTCGCCACATTGCTGACAGCGGTAAACGTCTATGCCTTTGCCACGCCCGTCATACAGTGGTGCGGCTTCTATGTCTGCCGCCATTTTGTTGTAGCGTTGTTCCTCCGCGCTAATTTTGAATTTCTTTGGTTTGTTACTCATTGTTTAATCGTTTTATTCGTTATTCCAAACTCTCGTTTCAACGCTTCGAGTGCCTTGTTGTATTCATCGTCTGTCATGACGGTGAAACGGCTACGGAAGTCATTGCTATTGGTCGTTTGCTTGGCTTGCTCTGTTCTGCCACTCATAACTTGGTGATTTTTATTGGCTCGCCACTATCTTCGCAGCGCAATGTTTCGCCTTGATAGACGTTCCAATCATTGGTCTTAGGCTCGCGGTTCACTTCTAATTGGTGATAGATTTCGCGGTAGAGGTAGTACGTCTGCGCGATGAACTTGCGTTGCGCTTCATTAGAGCAACTGCCGCCGTTCCAACCGTGAGATGCACCATATCCGCCATATTTCTTGTACAGTTCGGGAACAACACACGGATAGCACATTTTGAGCAGCTCTTGCACTTCGTGGCTATATTCGAGCAATACGGTCGAGTTGAATAATTCAGTCTGACCGCACATGAAGCGGTTAACATCTTCGATGCAACGCGCGATGAGTGCCAACTGCGATTGTGTCATCTCTATTCTGTATCGGGGTTCTTTTGCTTCCATAATAGGGAAATAATAGGGGAAAATCGGGAATTATTCAGAAATTTCCCTTTTTCGTTGTTTGACATATCCCCATACATCGAGGTGTATCGGGGTTGCGTGTAAGTTAACGTCATACAGTGCGGCGTTAAGCGCGTCTAACTTTCTTGCTACCATACTGCCAACCACATCAAGTTGGTCTGTATCGCACAACATCAGCAATTGCAGTTTGTCGGACAATCGTTGTGCCGCTGCCGCAATGCGTTCAATGCTGTCGAGTGTTTGGGTGTTTATTTCATTCATGACATATATTTGTTGGGGTTATTTTTTAGGGCGGCGAGCCTTGCGTTGACCATGTTTGTGGTACAAGGGATTAAGCTCATCATCACAGAGTATCGTGTCATACACCTGCTCGTATGTGTACTCAGGAAATTGCTCTGATATTTGTGGTATTGTCAAGTCTAAGCCAATCAATCGCGTTAGCTTATCACGGTCAATATCTTCAATAATCTGATAACCATCTTCTTTGTACAAGTATTTGCTATTCTCCTTGCGCTGTTGTTCCGCTTTCTCTATTGCTGCATTGGGCTTCAAACCCCATCGGTGTAGCCAACGAACAATCGTATTGCGGTCTACGCCAAAGTTGACAGCCAATCGTCTCTCAGGCACACCCCATTTGTATTGTTCAATTAGCTGTTCCTTGTCTATATCAGCGACAGGTCCTTCTCGCACGCTGCCAAGAGGTCTACCAACAAGCACGCCAAGTTTCATCCTTAATCGCAATCCTTCCTTTGTACGCTGCTGTATCATCTGACGCTCTATCTCGGCAGACAGACCGAAAGCAAATGCCAACACCTTGCTTTGGATGTCATTGCCGAGGACGAACTTGTCTTTGACGGTATAGATAACACAGCCTTGTGTCATGGCGAAGTGAAGTATATCCATCACCATATAGAGGTCACGACCGAGGCGGCTTATCTCGGAACAGATGATGATGTCATCTTTCTTCCAAAGTTTCATCAGTTTGCCAAGATTGCGCTTTGAGGGGTCTTTACCGCCACTAACGCCCTCATCAGTGATATATTGGTCTATCTTCCAATTGCGGCCTTGAACGAATTTTTCTACTCCTTGCTTTTGTGAGTTGACATCTTGCTCATCGGAACTCACACGTAAATATCCGTATATCATATCCAAAGATGTTCTATGTTGTATCTTTTAGCCATAAACTCTACTACCCATTCGGGGTGTTCTTTTGCAAGCGGGCTGCTTGCATTGCCTTTATATGGTGCATTTGCATAGTATGTCTCAAGCTCACTTACATATTGCTCTATTAACATCGCTCCAACTTCGTTTGGTGTCTCTCCACCAACGATGTTGAGCCGTTTTTGTGCATACTGCCATTCTGCCATCAGTTTGCCGTTGTGCGTGAATGCCTCCATCGAGCCGCCGATTACATAAACGATAGCGAGTAGTCGGCAGCACGTATCAAGCGAAAGCGCGGGTATT